ACCTAATTGTTATGCATCTATGTTTCAAGGTTGCACAAGTTTGGTTAACGCCCCAGAACTTCCAGCTACAATTCTTGCTAATAACTGTTATCAATATATGTTCCAGAATTGCACAAGTTTGGTTAACGCACCAGAACTTCCAGCTACAACATTGGCAGAGTATTGTTATAGCGAAATGTTCTCTGGTTGTAGTAATCTTAATTATATCAAGGCATTGTTCCTTACAACTCCATCTATTGAGTATACATCTAATTGGGTGTCTGGCGTTGCAGCAACTGGTACGTTTGTTAAGAATTCAAAAGCAAAATGGGATGTAACTGGAACTAACGGTGTACCAACAGGATGGACAATATTAGAATATACCACATATTTAACATTTGTTGCAATAGAGGATACAACATTTAGATTTAATGGGACTTCATCTTTTAACACTCTAAGTTATTCTTTAGATGGCGGAAATACATGGACATTGTTAGAAAATGGTACTGATACTCCAGTTGTTGAGGATGGATCACAAATCTTATGGAAAGGAAGCTGCGTTCCAATGAGTAACGGTATTGGTACATTCTCATCAAGTGGACACTTTGAAGTTGAAGGAAACATTATGTCGCTGTTATATGAAGATGATTATTTCATGCAGACAGATTTAAGCGGAAATTCTTATGTGTTCTATGGTTTGTTTAGCGGATGTACATCATTAGTTTCGGCTGAAGATCTTTTGCTTCCAGCTACAACTCTTGCCAATAACTGTTATCAGCAGATGTTCTATGGTTGCACAAGTTTAACAGAAGCTCCAGAGTTGCCAGCAACATCATTGGAGACATATTGTTACGTATCTATGTTCCAAGGATGTACAAGCCTTGAAACAGCACCAGAGTTATCAGCTATTAATTTGGCATATAATTGTTATAATCAAATGTTCCAAGGGTGTACAAATTTGAATTACATATCTGCTATGTTTATAACCACACCATCCACAGTTTACACTTATAATTGGGTGAAGGGGGTTGCCGCAACTGGTACATTTGTTAAGAATCCTCAAGCAACATGGGATGTAACAGGAAATAATGGTGTACCAACAGGATGGACTGTTGTATAAATCACATTTCAACACAAATACACAAAAAGAGCGACCTCCAGTGGTTGCTCTTTTATTTTGTTCAAATTTAACATATTTTTTGTTCATATTGTATCTGTGTGCGTTAACAAAACTTGATATATGTCAATAAAATGATAAGGATGAGACATTTTTGTGCTAAAACAACACATTTAGAAGAAATAAATAGATAGATACATTGAAGAGAAAAAGAAAAAAAGATAAAGATTATGGAAGCAATTACTAGCTTGGCTGTAATTTTAACAGCATTAGCCGCAGTTATAAGTAATGTGGCTTTGTTTAAAAGTTAAAGAATGACAAAAGAGAGAAATTTCAAAAATAATTATGATTGGCTGGATTTTTCCAGCCTTTTTCTTTTCTATGTCAAAAATAAGTTGTATCTTTGCAACGTCAAAAATGTATCATTATGAAAATTTCAGATTTTTTTACAATTGATGTTATAGGAAAGCAGCGTAAGGTGACAGTTAATTGGGATTTCATTTGGAACATCCCAGAATTCAACATTTTAAAGACAACGCCACAGTCACCTAAGTATCATTCTGAGTCGCCATATGTGGACGGACATGTAATTAGAGTTATAGAAGAGTGTGTAAAGTATATTGAACATCCATTTAATCAGACAGCATCGCTTCGAGATATGGAGATTCTTTTGCTTGCATCTATTTTTCACGATGTTGGTAAATGTAATACGACATTCTTCAAAGAGAAAGATGGATTGTATCATCATTATGGACATGAAGTGGAATCCAAAAAAATAGCAAGAAGAATACTTTGGGATTTAGATCCAGAAGTCAGGGAACCTGTGTGTTCATTGGTAAGACATCATATGGATATATATGGATTTTACAAAATGGCAGATCCTTATCCTGAAATCATTAAATTGTCTTATTCTGTTCCATCATTATTGTTGCTGGAACGTCTTTACATGTTTGATACAACAGCATCCATTCCAGAAAATAAGGATAGAACGAAAGATGTTAATGTTTCTGTATGGTTTCTTGCTGTTGCAGCAGAACTTGGTTGCCTTTATGCGCATTCCAGATTGAATGATTTAACAAATCAAATTCGAGCACAAATATCAACAAAAAAGGCGATTGATGCGTTTGTTTATATAGGATTGCCAGGTGCAGGAAAGGACACGCATATTGAGCAAGAGTTTGCTGGTCGCGATTGTGAAATAATTTCCCGTGATCTTATTCGGATTGAGCTTGGTTTCTGCAAAGAAGGAGAGAAATATCTTGGAACAAACAAAGAAGAGGAACAAGTCACAAAAAGATTTGATGAAAAAATGGTTTCAGCGGCAGAAGCTGGAAAATCAATCATCATAAACAATACAAATCTGAAGAAGAAATATCGTGATGGATATAAGAATCTTCTCAAGGATTATAATGTTGTGTGGCATTATATATATGTAGAGGCAGCAACGCTTCAAGATAACATCAATAGACGTGATGGACAAATCGATCCATCGGTTTTCTATAAAATGATTGAAACGTTTGATTATCCAAGCGCAGATGAATATAAAACTATTAAATTTGTACGAACATGACAAACAATTTTGATATAATAAGACAATATATGCTTGATCTTGGATTCAAACAAGAATACAGGACAGATTGTGATATATATTTTGATGTGCAACTTATTCGCAGAGGCAAGGATCACCCAAATCTTCCATCTGCGAACTACACGTTTAAGACATATTACTTTGATTGCATTGATGCTTTTGACAAAGCAAAGGATGAAATTATTAAGTGCTGCGATATGTTTGGTCTTCGCGCTTATGTTGCTGTCAATGCAAAGTCAAAGTATGAGGCTACATTATTAACCATCGCTAAATATGCTGATAATCTTAGTAGAGGTGAAGCAAGGAAACCGTGGCGTGTTTTTTCATCGGTTTGTGGCGGTCAGGACGGAAAGGAGAAGCGCTGGGTTGTCGATTGCGATGACTGTGATATGATTGGAGATTATGTTTCTGTGACAAAACAGCTTATAAGGAAATGTGACAGCGGCTTTCCAGATCCAATTATCATTGAAGTTCCAACAAAATCAGGATGTCACCTTGTTACGCATCCTTTCAATCTTAAACAGTTTAAGGATTTGTATTATTACACATTGTACACAGCACCAGATGTTAAAAAGAATCACATAACATTATTGTATGAAAACTTACAGAAGAAAAACTTATGAAAAAGGATAGTAAAGTTTATATCGTTACTGCTTGTGGTGGTCATTATGAGGATAAATGGGAACATGTTGTCGGAGTTTATTCTATGTATGATAAAGCAATGCAAGTTGCGAAGGAAACTGTTGATGCACACAATGTAGACGAAAGTAAGTTGCCGATGACATTTGAAGAGTATCAGCGTTGTAACTACGGGTGCAGGGATTACCCCGATGATGGTTATGATTTAACTGATTTAGAATTGCAAAAATATTATAATGAGCTTGTTGACAGGGACGGTCACACTGTTGCTGAATTTAAGGAAATGGAGGAGGTTGAACAAGCACAAGATAGCGATTTCTCTTTCTGTACAATAGAAGAGTTCATTGTTGATGACATAGTTCATTATGGTGCGTCTAATAAAACCAGGGTTTATGTGTCTGCTGGCTGGGATGGTTGCGAAAAATATCACATTGATTGATTTTTTGCAAAAATATTTTTCTGATTCGAAAATAAGTTGTATATTTGCAACGAATTTTAAAAAATATTATTATGTCAATAGAAAACATTAAGGTTCTGGTTAAAAAGATCAAGGAGAATGAAAAGCTTCTTGAATTTAACCGTAAGATTCTTAACATCAATGTAATTTTGAACAATGATAACATTCGTTATCTATATTTGGTTACATTGATAAGTTCTGATACGATTGTTGATGTGGAATCCTGCGATCGTTCACTTGAGAGTATCAATTTCATTCTTAATCACATTGATTTGTTTGAACTTGACGATAAAGTGAAGAAAGAAGTTAAGAAATACCTTAAGAAAGGTTTGAGAATCATCAAAAGAGACAGAAAAGCGTTTGTAGAATCATTAAAAAAGAATAAAAAATGAAAATAGCACATCTTAAGAATTTCCGTCATGGACTTGCCACTAACAGTAGTTCAACTCATTCCTTGATTTACAGGAATGATGACGATTTGTTCAATGATTTGAACATTTTTGATTTGGATTATTATGATAGGTATGATAATACCATAGCAGCATCACGTGAAGCAAAGATCAAGTATGTTCTTGCTGCTATTATGTATAATGAGCCTCTTGTTGAAATCGTTTCACAGTTCTATCCAGAAATGAAGCAGTATTTTCCAAAGATTAAGGATGAAATGGAAGGGAAGCATGAGGATTGCTTTGGTATGTATTTTCGCGGAAGCCTTTACTTTGATAATAATCTTGAGGCAAGCGTGGAATACATTCGCTCAATCATAGACAACCCTGAAATCATCATTATTGGAGGATCTGATGAAATGGATTTTGTGTATGATGAAAGTGCAAATCATGTTGAGTGCCCAAATCCAGATTCTCTTTGGTCTGGAAAAGCGAGCGGTGTTACAAAAAACGGAAATTATTGGATTGGTTACGGTGTAACTAATGACAAAATTGTTTCTGGACATGTTCAACGCGATGATGTTGGATGTGAAATCAAAAACAGTTATGGTGGAAGAATTCGTTTCTCAATGTCAAATGATGCAGAATGCGTTCCAGAGTTTCCAGAGCTGATAGACCTTAAAATCACAAATATGTGTGATCACGGCTGTCCATTCTGTTATATGGATGCAAAGAAGAACGGAAAGCACGCTGACATTGGTTTCCTTAAAAATGTTGTCGCAAGCTTCAATGTTCCTTCTGCTCAATATTATCACAGATGTGAGTTTTCAATAGGTGGCGGAAACGTTCTTCTTTATCCTGAACTTGAGAATCTTTTGTCATATATTCATTCTAATGGTCATATTGTGAATGTAACAATTAAAGCTGATGATGTGAATACAATCATAAATGACAAGAACATTAGATCCATTTTTGATAAGTATGTGAACGGAATCGGAGTGTCTGTTTTTAGCACAGATGACGTGGATAAGCTTAATGAGCTTTTTGATGCTTATGTTGAATCGAAAAAGTACATTGTTGCACATCTTATTCCTGAGTTTCTTGGAAAAAAGAAGACTCTGGAGATAAAGGAGAAAATGTTCAATGATTCAAGGTGGATTCCTATGCTGTTCCTTGGATACAAGCAGACAGGAAGAGCGAAAGATCCAGTTAAAAGGTTCACGGAAAATGATCTTGATGACTTGTTCGATGGATACAGGACAATAAGCGTTGACACAACATTCACCAATACGTACATCGATTATATCAAAACGCATTTTTCATATAAGTATTCCATTACTAACATGGAAGGTGAGTTCAGCATGTATATAGATGGTGTGGAGGAGAACGCTTATAAGTCATCATATAATCTTGATAAACCATATAACATGAGCGTCAACTATAAATCTGATGAAAAATGGTATAATGTTAAAGATGCGTTTGCCCTCATCAGAAAAGATAATGGACTGAAGACATACAGAGAACTTGATGATCACTATTATAGCAATGCAAAACATTATTGGGAAAAATGAACATTAAGAAAATACCACAGATCTTGCGTGCCATTTGGATGTGCGCAAGGTTTCCTTTCCTTTATCCTAGAAACAGGTGGACAGGACTTCATTATAATAACTGGAAAATAATCGATAGAATAAAAGAGTTGTATAATGAAGGATATCGTATTGGATCGGCGGAAGATGGGTTTATGCCTGTTGTTATTGATAAACGTGCGGCAAAGAAATATCGTTTTCTTAAATGGTGGCATGATACGTTCCTGCAGATTATCCATTGGGTTCCAGAATATAATGAACTTGACTGGATGGAGGATGGGTGGAGAAAAGCGTTTGGCATACAGATGTGCAAGGAAATAAAGGATGCGCTGTTAAGGGCTGGTGGCAGAAAGATGCTGATGAACTACAGAATTTTTGATATTAAGGAAAAGATGGGACATCTTGTGTGGTCGGATTTAGGAGCGCCAAAGGAAGTTAATGCTATAATTGCGAAGTATGAATATATTTCAGCAAGGACATGCATTAATTGCGGTAAGCCAGCGGCAGGGATGACAAGAGGATATATCCTTCCATATTGTGATGATTGTTGCAGCGATGAAATGGATCGGTATTACACCAAAGATATGCCATTTTACGGTTATGTTTCTGCTAAATTGATATAATTTTTTGAAAAAAGTTATCGATTTTCTTTTTTATGTCAAAAAAAAGTAGTATCTTTGCAACAGATTTGAAAATCGGTGGTTAGCTCAGTCAGGTTAGAGCGCCAGCAAAGGCATTTCCGATAGTGCGCATAGTCGGAACCATGGAGCCTTATAACTTGCTGGAGGTCGTGAAAGGAACGGTAGGTTGCAAACTTCCGTCTGGTTCGAATCCCACACCACTGACAAAAACAAAAAACAGTGAAAACAGGAAGTAGTAATACATCAAAGTTTAAACTCTTTCAAATACGTTGGAGAGAAAAGCTCGGATTTGTTGATAATCCGTACTTAATACGATGGACGTTTATTTTCTTTGGATATTCGATAAGAATTCACCATTGGATTAAGTCTGATGACAATCGTTACTTCCATGATCATTCAGCTGATTTGCTTTCAATTGTTTTGAAGGGAAAGTATTATAATGTTAAACCAATTGATCCAGACAAGAATCCGAACGAGTGGATACAAACAAGGAACGAAACCGAATTTGATCAATATGATTTAACTTGCCATAGCAGGAATCAGAAGAAATGTTATGTCGAAGGAATATTCAATTCATGGAGCAACTTCATTCATATGAATAAATCCATATGGTTTTCTAAAGCAGAGGATAGACATTATCTGTCAATACCAAAAGGTGGAGCATGGACATTAATGTTTGAAGGTAGACCAAGACATAAATGGGGATTCTATGTGAACGGACATAAATGGAGACCATTAAGATACTTTAATAAGTTCGGAATTATACAAACAGAATATTATCAATAAAAACAAAAAACCGTACAAATATGAATATACAAGAAATTTTCTCAACAAAGAGAACAGAGAACGGAGACATCGCGTTCGACAAGGTAGGCAATGACAACCTTCTTAACATTCTGTTTTTGACAGAGTATTACCAGAAGCATCTGGATGAAGTTCACATCGGAACAACCGATCGCGAACGCCTGTTTTCGATGTTTATTCGTGATCCTCGTTTTGGACTAGGAAAGCGTGACCTGGGGCGTTCGCTAATGCATCAGTCCGATTGTTCTATTCAGGAAATCGTTAAGGCAGGTCGCGTGGATGATTTGTTCATCTATAACGCAAAGACAAAGACATATAACATTAGTCAGGAGATTCTTGATTATCTCAAACAAGAAATTGAGAATGGCAATGAACTGGTAAAGAAGTGGATGCCACGATATAGATCACGCAACCTTTTGCTTGCAAGGCAGATTGCTGCAGCATGGGGCATGAATAAGCAGAAATATGGTCATTTTATCAAGTGTGACACAACCGAACAACATTTGTCACGTAAGCACGCTTCTCGCATTGAGTTCGAGCATGTTCCGTCGTTGGCTATGCTTAAGTACTTCAAACGTTTCAAGAACGGCACAGATACGCGCAAGGCGTTCGAGCAATATCTTGAAGATGTTAAGTCTGGAAAGAAGAGCCTCAATGTTTCCACTTCGACTGTATATGACATCTATAGAAATAGAAAAGCGATAGATCCAGATCTTTTCTTTGATAAGATTGATAAGATCGCAATCAATTGCATACCTGTTGTCGATACATCTGGATCAATGTGCGATGAAAATGATTCAATAGGTAAAGCGTTGTCTATTGGGCATTATCTTGCAAAGTGTAGCACGTTCATGCCAAATAAGGTTGTGACATTTAGTTCCAATCCAGTTCTGTTGACGTTGGGAGAGGAGAACATGTACTATAGGATGGGTTGGGATCCTGTTAATTCATATCAACTTGTCGCTAAATGGCAGAATCTGTCCCAATGCAACAGTGCTTACGAGCGTGAAATTGAGTCAATGAAGACTGGAGATTACACGAACACCGACTTCGGAAAGGTTATGGAGCTGTTTAGCGGTATGGAGCGAACTCCAGAATATCTTGTCGTTCTGTCAGACATGGAGTTCGATTGCGGTTCAATCAACACAAAAGATCAGCTTGAGGCACTTTGGAAAGAGAAGGGATACACCACGAAGATTGTTTGGTGGAACCTTAACTCAAGGAATATCACCGTGCCAGAAATGGATAATCGCGGCAACATATATCTTTCAGGATATTCTCCGATGCTTCTTAAATTCCTGGAGGTCGGGTTTGACGGAAACGCATATTTAGAAAAGCTACTCGCTGAATACAAAAAGGCGATTGGTTAATAAAGGTTTTTTGTTTTTTGTTGGTGGGCGAATTTTTTTCGCCCATTTTCTTTTTCATTTCAAAAATAAGTAGTATCTTTGCAACAAAATTAAAAATAACAGTTTACATGAAACAAGTTGAGTTTAATAACGGCTCAAAGTTTAGATATTATACACCAAAGGAGTTAAAGGAGCATCTTGATGAATACATTATCGGGCAGGATGACGCAAAGAAGGTTCTCTCCGTTGCAATTTACAACCATTACAAGAGAATTATTCTTGCACACACAAACCCTAACGACAACGTTGAGAAGAGCAACATCATCATCGCAGGTCCAACTGGTTCTGGAAAGACTGCGATGATTAAGTGCATCGCTGATTACATGGGTGTTCCTTATTACATAGCCGACGCAACAACACTTACACAGGCTGGATATGTTGGTGATGATGTTGAATCCATAATCACTGGTCTTTTGCGTAAGGCTGGATGGAGCATAGCGCAAGCTGAATACGGAATTGTTGTTATAGATGAAGTTGATAAACTTGCAAAACGAGGAAGCAACCAGCACATATCAAGGGATGTTGTAGGAGAAGGCGTTCAGCAGGCGTTGCTTAAGATGGTTGAGGGTGATTTGATTGGAGTTCCCCCACAGGAAGGAAGAAAGCATCCAGACCAGCCTCTTATCTACCTTAATACAAAGAATGTGTTGTTTATAGCGACAGGGGCGTTTTCAGGGATGGATGATATCATCAAGAACAGATTGAACATACGTAGAATAGGATACACTGTTGAAAAAAAGATAGATGTTGATACTGATGATTTCCATGCATACGAATACATGTCGCAGGAGGATCTTAAGAAATACGGAATGATTCCAGAGTTCATAGGGAGGTTTCCTGTCATCGCGAACGTCAACAAACTCAAGAAGAAGGATTTAGTTCGCATACTCACGGAGCCAGCGAACTCCATCATTAAGCAGTACAAAAAAATGATGCTTCTTGATAATGTCGAACTGGAGATAGATGATAAGGCGCTGGATCTTGTTGCAGACATGGCGTTGAAGACAGATACAGGAGCAAGGGGATTGAGATCAATAATGGAATCAATTCTTAATGATATAATGTTCGATTATTCGGATAACGTTGATCCTGGAATGAAAGTGACAATATCAAAAAAGGATATAAAGAAATACATTAATAAACGATATCAAATTTACTTGAAATGAGAAAAAAATTTATAATCGCCATTGTAGGTGCATCTGGAGCAGGCAAGACACAGCTTATATTATGGATGAATAGGGAACACGGTGTTCCTTTTATCTGCTCATACACAACACGCAAGATGCGTGAAGGTGAAGTGGATGGTGTTGATCATAAATTCGTTACTGTTGATGACATGCCAGAAAAATCTGATATGCTTGCTTACACATGCTTTGGCGATAATCACTATTGGGCTACTCATGAGCAGGTTGACGATTATTTGCCAACTCTATATGCGATCGATGAAGTCGGTCTTCTTGAGTTCAAGGAAAAATGGGGAAATGAATATGATATATTCTCCGTTTACATAACACGACCGAACAACGATGTAGATCAGGAACGCCAGGATAGAGACAAATGCCGTGTCCACATCGACAAGGAATTGTACGATCTTCATATCATTAACGATTATCCTACACTGCTTGATTTCCAACAAAAGGCATCTGCACAGATATTTCATGCGTTGAGAAAAAGGCATCGCGGATACATTTTTAAAAATATGATCTATGATGGAAGAAAAGCTCTGTCTGCTCCATTTATAGATTGGAAGCTTATTAAGGTCGGTGATGTGGTCATGGAAGGTGACGATGAACCTAAATATATAACGTTGACACAAGTTGACGGCAAGTACTGGGAATATTTCGAGAATGGATTCTATCACGGAACATCTCCAGAGTATTGTCATTGGCTGGTTCGAGGGAATGGTGGTAATAAGTCATATCTAATGCCTATACATTATGATCCTGACGAGTAATTTAAGATTTTTACAAATAATTGCAAAAAATTGAAATAACATGGCAAAAACTAAAGATTTATTCACAGAAATATTCAGGGCAACTACATTCGATAGAATGATTCTTCCTGATAGAGTTAGGAATGTGGTGACAAAAGGGTTGACACAGAACATGTTCCTGTACGGTCCGCAGGGAACAGGAAAGTCAACAATAGCAAGAATCCTCACAGAAGGGTATGATGTGCTTAAAATCAATGGTTCATCCGAAAACGGCATCGATGTCATAAGAAATCAGGTGGTCAACTTCGCCACAGCGTTATCACTGGAGTTCGGGGCTGAGAAGATGAAGGTGATATTCATCGATGAGGCTGACGGATTGACGGATAACGCGTGGGATGCGCTGAGGGAGACAATTGAACATTACGCGAACTCCGTTCGTTACATCTGCACATGCAACAAGATAGACAAAATACCAGCACCTATCAAGTCGCGCTTTGAGTGTATACCTATGTTCCCCATCACAAAGGATGAAGAGAATTTGATGATAAAGGGATATTGCGATTATGTTGCTGTCATTCTTGATTATCTTAAGATAGAATATGATCAGGATACGTTGTACATGTTCGTTCGTAACAGTTTCCCTGACATGCGAACAATATTGAATAATCTGCAGTCAATGTATATTCAGGAAATCAAGGTTCTTGACAAGAATGCTCTTGTGAAGACATTTGACTGTTCTGACTTGTTCAATATAATCATCAACGGAAATGATCCAATTGAGAACTACAAGTTTGTGATGGAGAATTATTCATCAGCGCCAGATGAGGCTATGTTGAGTATATCAAAGTCTGTTGTTGATTTCATTAGAATAAACTATCCTCAGTTCGTTCCGAAGATTCCTTATGTCATCACGACCATTGCTGAATATATGGCACAGCTTCCAACAGCACCAGATAGAGTGCTTGTTCTTCTGGCGTGTGTGTTCAAATTACAAATCATAATAAAATCATAGACATGGCGAACGAACTTAATTTAGTAATAGACTTCAATAACTTTGCGATGAGGTCACTCTTCACTTGTCAGTTCATGGAGCCAGACGTGAAGATTAACAGGTTTGATACGCAAAAGGAGATAGATGTCCTTGTTAGAAAGATAACAATGGATATTTGCCGCGTGGTGAGGACTTTTACACCTAAGCGGGTAATTATAGCTTGTGATGCCCATAATGCGTGGAGACACGAAATTTACAAGGAAATTGATGGTGAGGATTATAAGGGTAACAGGGAACGATCAGATGAACGAAACTGGGATAACATTTTTTCGGCTTTATCTGATTTAATGGATATACTTAAAGATAACGGTTTCATTGTTACATATCTTGATAACACTGAGGCTGATGACATCGCTGCGATGTGGAAAGAATATTCATGGGCGAACAATAATGACATCATTCTTGTGTCTTCCGATATGGACTGGGTGCAGCTTGTTGGAATGAGTGACGGCAATAACGTTTGTGCGTGTTTAAATCCTATCGCTAACAACAAAGGCATTAAACGTTTTTATATGGATGAAGCTGTGTTGAATTGGGTGAATGAGGATGAGAAGCCAGACATTTTCTTCAAGACATATAACCAGACAAGGAAATCGATAAAGAATGCACATAACGCTGATAACAAGATACAGTTTGAGGTGATTGATCCTAATATGGTGCTTCTTAATAAGGTTATGGCTGGAGATCGTGGAGATAATGTTCCAGCGTTCTGGGATTATTACAGGAACGGTAAGAAGCAGAATGTAACTGAATTGAAGGCGAAGCATGTGTTTGAGGCATTGGATGTTCATAACATAAATGATTTGATCCGTGTCAATGAATCCATGATGTTGAAGGATGCGTTGGAGAAGGAAATGAAGCATGAGGTTGATGTTGATTTTCATGATAGGATGTATCGTCAGCGTAGGTTGGTAGAACTTAAGAGCGAGCTGTTTCCGAAAAATATTGTTGATAATTTTTACAAGTTCGTTTCAGAGAACGCTGACAAGTGTACTGTGAACACGGCTCAGGTTCGTATGGATGATATTGTTTCTGGTACAAAATACGAACCTAAGAAGTCACCAGAGGGAAAAATGAACTCAATTTTTGATGATATTGATTCACTTTCAAAATATTCCGTGAAATTATTTTGACATGTCAGAAAAAAGTTGTATCTTTGCAACATGGAAAAGAAAGCAGAAAAGAAGGAAAAGAAGGAAAAGAAGACGAATGCATTGTTCGACCTTATAAACGCGCTGTTCACCAATCGTGAATATGTTTACAACATCACGCAGGAGACGGCGAAGCAGAGCCTGTTCATGGTGTTGAGGCGAATCGCCATCAAGTATCCTGTTGAGGCAAATGTATTTAACGATAATAAGGTGAATGCGTTGGATGTTATAAAGTTCTGGTCTGATTATCTTTATTCTGGATATGCTCCAAGATGGGTGTACGCAAGCGGGGCTAATAAATCAAAAGCGAGTAAGAGTAAGATATCTCAGGAAGATATAAAGACATACAAAAGGCATTACGGGATCAATGATAAGGATTTTGATGATTGCATGCGTTTCTTTCCAGATGATACTATCAAGGAGATAGATGAAATCTGTGAATTCTATAAAAAAGTAAACCAAAAAAATAATGAAAACCAAACGTTTGATTACTGAAAGCATCATCAGGTTGGTGAAGTCTGTATGTGATGAAAACCTGAAACTCTCAAAGTATGAGTTTGATCACTACAATAAGTTTAAGATTGGATCATTCTACATCACTATGTTCAAAAGCCAGGAGCCAATCCTTAACGTTGTGAGCGAATGCACCCAGGATTATCTCAAGACATGGAAGCAGGATGTCGGGCAGATTATGATGCGCGAGCTAAAGAAATCGGATCCAGAGCTTTATGAGATTAAGTCGAAGCAGTTCCGTGCCTTAATTAAAAGGATTAGGGATGATGAACTTGAATCGTTCCAGGAGAACGGTTTTGATCATCTGCAGATAGGCGATGCACATTATACTATAATAAAGGCTGTACGCAAGCAGGATCTCTACTCTAAGACAACAGACGATTACGAGGCTGATGATGAGGAGCCAGAACCAGTTAAGAAAAAGAACAATGACGATGTTGAGCCGATTGATGAGGAAGTGATTTCAGCAAATTCTTTCGCATTATTTTAATATGAGCACATCAGATATTTTAGCTTTAGTTTGCATCGGAATCGTCAGTTTGTTGATGATTGGATTTGCTTACTTATGCATTATTAAGATACCAAGAGATTTAAATAATATTTAATATGTTGACAAAAGAAACATTGATTGGTGAGAACGCGATGTCTCACGATGATAAGGTTGCTTATTTCGAGCAGCTTCTCAAGCAGACAAATAGAGAAGGAGTCGATAAGGTTATTGATTTCGTTCGCAGGACTGATTTTTATACAGCACCAGCGTCTGCAAAGTATCATTCCAATTATGATGGTGGTCTTCTTGATCATAGTCTTATGGTTTATACTTGCGCGACGGAGCTTTATTCTTTGATGAGCCGAATTGATCCAGAGATTTCTCTTAAGATTTCTACAGAGAATGTTATTATCGCGGCGTTGCTTCACGATATATGCAAGACATGTTTCTACAGGAAGACGCTTAAGTGGACAAAGAATGAGTTCAATGAGTATGTATCTTATGATGGTTATGAAATTGAGGATACTTTTCCTATAGGTCACGGGGAGAAATCCATCATCATGCTTCAGAACATTGGATTGTCTCTTGATCCTTGTGAAATGCTTGCAATTCGCTATCATATGGGATACTGGGGCGAATCGAATTTCGAGTTCAAGGCTACCCTCACGAATGCTATTAAGATGTGTCCGCTGGTTGTGCTTCTTCAGGAGGCAGATTTTATGGCATCGACTATATTAGAGAGGGAAGTTTTGCCACCAAAGTGAAAATAGTTCTCGAAAAATTTTCCTATGTCAAAAAAAAGTAGTATCTTTGCAACAGATTTGAAAATCACAAAAAGAAAATATAAGAAACAATGAACACATTTAATTTTTTTATGAACTTTCTTGACAGCATGTCAAAGGAGTTTGCAAATCAGATGGAGAAGTTTTCAGATTCGTCAGTACTGTCTAGCGGATCATCAGTGTCTATGGTGAACGAGAATGGAAATCGCAAGATTACCTATAAGTTCTATGGTGAGATTGAGCACGATAAGAAGAAGGAGTACATGAAGAGTTACCTTAACTTCTGGAATCTCGCTTCAAAGCTTAATCTGCTCGCGAACATTGATCCGAACCTGACAATAGAATTTAACTTCGTTAAGGACGAAGAGCAATTCTTCTTCACGTTCGATAATGATACGAAGCATTTCATCACCACAGATCCAAACGGTGAAAAGTTCTATTATGATGCTGATAATAAGGAGCTTGTGGCTCTTGAAAAGCAGGAAAATACACCCATCGTTGACGGTAATAAGGAAGAAAAGAATGATGATGAGGTGTGTGATGGTTACGTTAAGGAACTTGAGGGTGACCTGAAGGATGATGAAAATCTTGCATCTAATCTTAAATCTCAGTTGACAGACTGGAAGAAGAAGGAAGATGAAGAAGAGAATCCATGCGACGATTGCGAGTCCTTGTTCTGCCCATATGTTGCCGCTGATGATTTCAAGGCTGAGATTATCGACGTTGAGCATTTCACTGCTGATTTTGATGAGAACGGTGTGGCAACAAGAATTGTGTTTGACATTGATGACTTCGATGTTGAATATGATTCTGATGATTTGAATAAGATTTATTCTGAGGAATCACATCATCTTGATGAATTCTGCAATGAGATCAAAAATCGTTACAACTTCGCTGGAGCTGGATGGTCAGTTCAGAAAGATGCCAACGGTAACGTTACACAGATTAAATTTATACTTTCATTTTAACTTCCTTCGCGGAGAGGTATGTAGTTCAATTTGGCAGAACAACGGCGATAATTCATATTTGCTTCGCGCCAGCCGACCTTCCACATACATTTTCAATGCTTGCGTTCATATTTTAATCAATCCATTCGCGCCGAGACGCGGGTTCGAATCACGACATGCCTCCTAACACATTAAAAACAATAGAGAAAACATAAAATTTAAATTTTAATTAAAATGAGTAAGATTATTGGTATTGACTTAGGTAGCACAATGAGTGCTGTAGCTGTATGCCAAAATGGTAAGCCTGAGATCATTGTCAATCAAGATGGGGAAAGAACCACACCATCAGTCATTGGCTATGGTAAGGATGGTGAAATTAAAGTTGGCTCCAGCGCAAAGAGACAAAGCGTCGTCAACTCAAAAAATACAGTTGAGGTGATTAAACGCTTCATCGGCAATTCATATGAGAAGACAAAAAAGTATGACAAGGATTTCTCGTATGATATCATTCCAGGACCAAACGATTCTGTTCGTGTTAAAATCAATGGAAAGGAATACACTCCACAGGAAATCAGTGCGGAGGTTCTTCGCAAACTGAAGTCTGCTGCTGAAGATTATCTTGGAGAAAAGGTGACAGATGCTGTCATCACAGTTCCTGCTTATTTCGATGATCAACAGCGAACTGCAACAATCGAGGCTGCAAAGATTGCTGGTCTTGAATGCAAGCGTATCATTAATGAACCAACAGCGGCATGCCTGGCGTTCGGATACGACAAGGCTGACAAGAACATTAAGATCCTTGTTCTTGACCTTGGTGGTTCAACAGCTGACGTGTCTTTGCTTGAAATGGGAGACGGCGTGTTCGAGGTTCTTTCTACACAAGGCGATATGGTTCTTGGTGGTCGTGACCTTGATAATGAAATCGCTAAATGGATGCTTGATATTTGCAAGCAGAAGTTCGGATATGATGTATCAAAGGATCCTATGGCATTCCAGCGTATCGTTGAGGCTGCTGAGAAGGCAAAGATTGATTTGTCATCATCAACAACAACGGAGATTAATCTTCCTTATCTTACTGTTGTTGACGGTGTGCCACAGCATTTCGTTGAAACTCTTACACGAGCTAAATTCGAACAAATGATGAAACCGTTCATGAGCAAGGTAACTGCACTTGTTGACGGGGCACTCCAGGCAGCTGATATGAAACCATCTGATGTTGATGAAATTCTGTTGGTTGGCGGAACAACACGTGTTCCTAAAGTTCAGGAGTTCGTTTCGGGATATTTCAATAAGGAAGGAAACAAGTCTGTTAACCCAGATGAGGCTGTCGCTCTTGGTGCCGCTGTGCAAGGTGCAATCCTTGGTGGTGATATGGGTAGTGATATCGTTTTGTTGGATGTTACTCCTATGAACCTGAATATCACAACGTTAGGTGGAATTGCAACTGTGATGATCCCAGCGAACACAACGATTCCTACATCACATGACAATATATTCTCTACAGCAGAAGACAATCAGGCGGCTATTACAGTAATCGTTACACAGGGTAACCGTAAGATTGCGGCAGAGAATAAGCAGCTTGGCGTATTCAATCTTGATGGAATTGCTCCAGCACGTAGAGGTGTTCCACAGATTAATGTGAAGTTCGATATTGATGCGAACGGTGTTCTTACTGTAACTGCAACTGATAAGGCGACAGGAAAGGAACAGAATATCAGGATTGAAGGTTCTTCAAATCTTAGCGATGATGAGATTGAACGCATGAAGAAGGATGCAGAAGCTCATGAAGCAGAAGATAAGGCTTATGCAGAGAAGATGCAGAAGTTTAATTCATGGGAGGCTCAACTTCTTGCTGCTGAACAGACTTTAAGCGATGACGCAGACAAGTTGACGGATGAAGAGAAGACCGAACTCCAGGAGAAACTTGATGCTCTTAAGGCTGTGTTCAACGTTAATCCTGATGAACGTGATATGGAAGCTTGTGAGAGCGCTGCAAAGACGCTGCAGGCGACACAGTGGAAGATTGCGGAAAGTCTGTACAAGAAATCTAATCCAGATTCCTCCACAGGATCGAATCCTTTCGGCTTTGGTGAGAACGGTTTTGATTTCAACGGTTTTAATCAAACTCCAAATTCATAATAGAAAAGAATTTTTTTACCTTTGGAGGAGGATGTTGTTCCTCCTCCTTTTTTCTTCATATCATTTATGTACGATAAAGAGCAATACTTGGACAAAGGCAAACTGTACGAAAACAAAACGATGGAGATTCTTGAGCGTTTTGTTGGCGGCAAATGTAAACCTTCCACAGAGAAGGAGAATAAACGTGATCATATAGATGTTCATTGGAATTATGAAGGGAATGATGTGACGATAGATGTGAAAGGTCCTAAGAAGTTCAACAGATGGGATAACGACAATCCTTCATCTGATGTCGTTTGGATTGAGGTTCAGGGAATTACAGGAAAGCCTGGTTGGATTTATGGCAAGTCAACATTTATAGCTTTTTGGTTAAGGAACGGAATAACTTTCGTATATACGCAAAAATTTCGGAAGTTATATGAAATGGTTATGATTAACAAGCATGTTTATGTTGGTGCGAAACCAAGCAATCCGTATGAGCTTTATCAACGCAATGGTCGGCAGGACATATTGTTCACCATGCCTGTTGCTGACTTGGAGAAAATACAGGAGTATACAATTTCGTTTGATGAATTAAGAAAACTAAATTATACAATATGAAGACAAATTGCATTTTCAGGCTTATTGAACATTGCCTAAGAGGAAATGAAGATTTAGCTATCAAATACGCTGAAAGGATTTACGATTTGATGGAGAAGGATGAGTATGATTTGCCGAAAAAAGATTTCTCTGACTTATGTCGCGCTTACTTTCATCCAGAGTTAGGTCATTGGGTCGTGCAAGATAAATCTACTTAACGTATTTGTTAAAGTATTTTATCACAGCATTTACATATATGTCGGTGACAGCTTGCAATCCTTCTTCTGATTTAAGGAAAAGAACGTCATCGACATTTGTCATAAATAAGGATTCAACAAGTACAGCTGGAGCGTTCGTTCTTGTCAGGACAGTGAAATTTTCCTCCACGTCTTTATCCTTGTCTGACAAATCTGTCTTGATCTTCTTCTTGTATTTTGGAAGAATTTCTTCAGCGGCATCATAGAAGCAGTCTGCCAATTTGTCACCTTGTGTCTGACCTTTTGATGTGTAGCAGCACCAGTATGATGCGTTGCCGCCAGTGTACCAGGTCTTTCCGTCACCAGCTGCATTCAGATGTGCGGATATGAAAATATGCTTTAGGTTAGGATATTTAGCCGCCATATTGTTTGAACGCATTGAACGCATTGTTAGACCTATATCTCCTTCAACCTCTGGCGTTACAATGTATGTTTTGAATCCGAGTTTGCGAAGTTTTTCGTCTACAACCTTCACAACTTTTCTGTTGTAATCATATTCATAGATTGACAGTTGGTCTTTTGTATACTGCCCGTAACCTTTTCCAGTAACAGTGCTTGGGCTTCTCTTTCCAGGTGTAGCTTTTCCGTGACCGTTATCAAGGTGAACCATTAGTTTCTCATATTGTGGCATATTGTCTTCTGTTACGTTTGAGCTTCCGTCTTCACAGTTGTTTATTGGAGTTTCTGGCTCATTTTCTGTATATGTTGATGCATCTTCGTTCCCCGTGCTTGCATCGATGTGGGCAGGATCTTGGGCATCCTGCCCGACCGACTTCAAAAGAGAAAGAAAAAAAGATGATATTTTACCAATCCAACTTTGCATAAGCTTCCACGGTTTCCCACGATATGTACATTTCAATCCATGAACGATAGCTTGAATATGCAGATCGTGATTTTAAGTACTTTACAATGTTATTTGCTACTTTAACCATATATTGCGCGGAAACGTTATGCTTGTTTCCATAAAGTTCAATCAATTTGACGGCTATGTCACGAACGCCGTTCATAACTATATAGATGTTTTCAGGATCTTCTTCTCTTTTGAAAATCATGTAATCGTTGAAATCTGAAGATTTCTTCATCTCCTCAACCATCTCGTACACGTTTGAGTCTTCACTTATCTCAACGACGAAGCAGTTTGTGTTCGTTGCCTTTCCACCACGAAACATACCCTTAATGTCTTCTACCGCATTCAGTCGATTCAAATACACGGTGATATCATTCAAAGCCATAAAAAATGTTGCTGATTTGCATTATTTATCTTGAAAAATTTTCCTATGTCAAAAAAAAGTAGTATCTTTGCAACAATCGAAAAAATAATAAGATAATAATGAAGAAGAATATTAATGATGTTGACTCTTCAATCGATTTTGAAGATGATGTTAATGAGGTTCAGACTGAGCCAGATTATAAGGATTTGTACTTGCGCTCGCTTGCCGATTATGATAACATGAAGAAACGGTACACAAAGATGATACAGGACAGCGAACGCCAGGGTTTGGGTGATGCAATTAAAAACATTGTGTCCCCATTGTATAATGATATAAAGCGAGGTGTAGATAATGGTGTTAACGGGTGTGAAATCATTTTAAACAATTTAATAAAGATGCTTGATGATAACAGCATTTCAATTATAGATGATTATTACGAGGGAAAGGATTTTGACACCGATTTCATGCAGGCTATATCCTTATTCCACACAGATGATGAAAGTTATAACAATAAAGTTAAAAATGTTTTCGAGCACGGTTTTGTGGACGATGAAACGAAGCAAACACTAGTGTTCGCAAAAGTAACAGTATACAGTCATGGAAAATAAGAACTATTATGACATTTTAGGTGTTTCCAAGAATGCGAGTGATAGTGAAATTAAGTCCGCGTTCAGGAAACTCAGCAAGAAGTACCATCCTGATGTTTGCAAGGAGGCTGGTGCTGAAGAGAAATTCAAGGAAGTGAATGAAGCGTACAGCATTCTTTCAGACCCTGAAAAGAAACAAATGTATGATACATATGGCACGGTTGATCCAAACATGATGGGAGGCGGTGGATTTGATCCGTTCGCTGAAATGGATCCTTTCGGGCATTTCCATAATCCGTTCGCTGGATTCGGTACGTCTTCCCAGAGAATGAAAGAGAAGGGTGAAGATCTAAAGGTTACCATTGAACTGACGTTTGACGAAATCTACACTGGTGTGCATAAGAAGATTAAGCTGAACAAGCAGGTTAAGTGCCATAGATGCAACGGTTCTGGATCTGAAACGAACGCCACGACTCAGTGCTCAAAATGTCATGGTACTGGTATGTATACACAGACAATGCGGAGGGGTTACTCTATTATGCAGAACACTTCCATTTGTCCAGATTGTCATGGAACAGGAACCGTCATCAAAGATCCATGCCCAAATTGCGGAGGAACAGGTCTTGAGACGCAAAAGGTAGATGTTGAGTTCGATGTTCCTGCAGGCATGTATGAGAACGCTTACTTCCTTGTAAGGGGGAAAGGTAATGACGGACCTCATCGCGGTGTTCCAGGAGATCTGCTTGTTGTCGTTAAGGAAAAGCCAAATGCATATGGTATCAAGAGGGATGAACGGAATAATATATTATATACATTGAAGGTACCGTTCAAGACACTTGTTTTTGGTGGTGATGTGCAGGTTCCTTATATTGGTGGGCAAAAGAAAAAGATACACATCAATCCAGAAACCGAATCTGGAAAGGTGTTCAAACTTTTTGGGTTCGGTATGCCTGATCCTAACACTGGAGCAAAAGGAGATTATATAATCATGGTTGAATGTGATATACCTAAATTGAATAATCTCGATGATAAGCAAAAGATGGCTATAGCAAATTTGAACTACTAACGTTGATAACGGAAACCAGTTTGAACAGAAAAGGATAGGTTTCTAAAAAATGAAAGAGGATCGTTTGATCCTCTTTTTTATTTTAATTTATATCATTCATGTCTTCTTTTTTGCTTTCGTATGTTTTGCGTTCTCCTTTAAGTTTATTGATGATTGAATCTATCATTAAAGGAATATCCGTGTATGCTTTATATAACTTCTGGAAATAATTTTCATGTTCACGTCTGTATACATCTTTCTGATTTTGTAAAACTTTGATATTCGCTACTAATTTCTTTCGTTCTTTTATGATTATGTTTTTACTGTTCTTCATGTCATCAATAACATAATCCATAACGTTTTTGTTCTGTATCCATTCTGATGTTGACATGCTTTCCTTAAGCATAGCCTTTGCTTTGTTTAGCACAGTTTTATTTTTAAGGTTTTCCCCTGCCCTGTTCATGTAGAAAGTTAACCTTTTTATTGCTTGGCTGTCATCCTTGGAGTTCGCTCTTAGATATCGCACTATACTTTCTGGGGATTTTGACAGGAAGATTCCTTCTTTTGGCTCCCATTTTGTCTTTACGTCTGAAAGATTTTCCTCTTCAAACATAACATCATCTTTCATCAACAAATCATGTGACATCTTTTCCATATTCTCTTCAGGGTTGCTATCAAGAGACTTAAGATACTGTTCCATTTTTTCCTTATTTTCGTCTCGTGTAACAGTATCATTCTTTGGTTTGCTTTTGCCAAAGAATAGATCTTGTACATCTTGAGGCATTTTATCAGTGTGGAACAATACATATGTACGATCTATTTCTCTTCTTCCGTCATATGAACAAAGATATCTGTTGACAGCATCCATATCATACTGTCTTCCAGGTTTTGAAACGCCATTGTTTTGTTTCGTTCTATATGGTATCTTTAGATATTCAAGAATGTTTCTTGTGTCAATGACTCCTATATTAGGATTGACATATTTTCTAAAGTCTTTAGTTATGTTACTTTCGTACTTCCACTGTTTCATCTTATTGCTTATTATTTTTTAGCTAAACATCAGGAACCAGTCTGGATTTTGGTTCTTTTCTATATATTCTTTTACCTCATCAAGATATTGTTTTCCGAGATCCATAAAATATGTTCCAATAGACACACCACCGACAAGTGTTACCTCGAACGTCTTCAGCACCCTATGTATCTGAACCATCGTTTTTCCTATGCATTGCTTCAGGAACATGTAGTCATCATACAGCGCAGCGTCTTCGATTTGCACATACACCCTGCAAAGAACTGGAGCCAATGGATCATGACCAAGGACATGCACACGTTTCGTGTTGAGGTTAAAGTGGAAATTTATATCTCTTAACGTAAATGAACGTGCCAAATCAAACCAACTGTAACTTATTGTTCTTGTGGTTATTACGTCAGATGAGAATGGTGAAAGCCACAGATCGCTTCCCATCACCCTTTCCATGGAAAGATCTGGGTCATTGATACCGAACAATCTACTACCATCCTTTATCTCTCTGAACTCTTCTATGCCCCACACACAATCTGGAAACTGTATTGTCCTGCTTCTGCGAAACTCTGGAGTTCGGAACTGTGAAACTGGAATTATTCCATATCGTGGTTCAACAGTATCTCTCCAGTTACGGAAAACGTTTCGTTTTTCGTTATCAATTATACGTTCTATTTCCTTTGTTTTTACAGTGACATTAAGGGAACCAGATATTGTTATTTCATCCACTATGTTATCGATAAATTGTTGTCTTGTCATTGTATGAAAAATGCCTTTCACTATTTATCTAAATTGGAAAGTATTAGATAAATAGCAAAAGAAAAATATTTAAAAATGCAACAATATATCCAGGATTTCCTTGATGGGAAACTTAAACTCACAGATAAACAAGCGATACGCGCGTTACAAACTTATGCAGCTGAACGTGTTAAAAAGCTTGGTATATTTAAAAATCCTGATCCTGACCGTGTTAGCATAGTTTATCAAGGAAGCTGGAAGTCATGTGTTGTGTATTCTGATCATGATAACACTAGTATTGTATATTCATTTAAGAAGGATTGTTGTCTTACAAGTTTTCCTATTGTAATAACAACTACACTTGATGTTAATGTAAAAGATTATCATCATGTTTATAGGTTTAAGTATTATGATCGAACACTGAACATGGATATGCATAATGTTCTTACTCCTGATGGTGTTGCATTTAATGTGTTTTATCAGTATTTGTCGAAACTGTGTACACCTAATGGAGATTTTGTTGTAAAACCAGAAGGTGATGATTATTATAGACTTAGAAATATCAATGGAAATTTCTCTTTGCCAGATGAATTTTTAGACATCACATTTATTTATACAAATTTGATACAATGCGAAACAGAACATGGGAAATATACTATATATGATGATAAAACGCTTACGCCTGTATTGGAAGGAATAGATTCAATTGAAACTTTAAACATCAATTATATTAAGAAATATCCAAATTATGATTATTATTCAAATACAATTAAGTTGTATAAAGTTGATAGCGATGGTACCACTAAGATTTACAATGAGAAGATGAATCTTATTTGTGATAACTTTCTTACCGTATCACAAGTTTATTCATCGAATTTTGAAAGATATATTCTTGAAAGTCATCATGCTAAATGGAACATTATCGGAAAGAATGGAAAGCCTATGTTCGGTAGCAGTTTAAATGATCGTCAATGGCTAGATAAAGAACCTATGATTGATTATATCACAATTGTTCAAAGGCAGAATAAGTATAATTTTGTATGTATTGATACACTTGATCTTATGCTTGATGAATGGGCTGATGCTGTCAATGAAATATCACTAGATTTTTATGATATTTATGATGCTGTCGCTGTTAAGATTGGGAATAAATGCAACATCATGATAATGAATAAAACGGATCAGTTTGGCAAATGGATGTTTAATGAACCAGTTGACGGTATTTCTATGTATAAAGATTTTTTAATAGCGGAGAAAGATGGAAAGAATTATATATGTTTTGGAAAAAATGATACGCGATTGTTGGAAATACCTTTTAATCAAATAGAAGAAACTGATGAAGCTGGAGTTTATGTTATTTATAATGATGATGGTGTTGATTATATAAGTATACATGAAAATGAAAGTATTTGTGAAAAATTATTCAACGGAAAAAAATTTGATGAGGCTTATGATGTTACATCATTATTCCCAGTTGTTTCAATGAACGGAAAGTATAACTATTTTTCATGTGAAGATTTTGATATTGTTATTGAGGATCCAAATACGAAAAAACCTATTTGGTTCGATGGAGCTGAACTTGCCGAATATGATAAGAATGATGATAAAACAATATTCACAGTGAATGATAATGGAAAAATCAGAAAGTTCACAAATTATTATGACATGATAGAAGAACTGCCTGTTGACGTGAATGAACAATTCAACCCAGTTGCATCCATGCAAATTAATGAAGATGATAAAGTGAAAGAAGCATATCTGGCTGTTGTTGAATCACAACTTTTGGATAATCCAGATATTGATAATATTGTTTTGATCGATCAAGATGTATGGAACCATGCATATGTTAAAGATTCAAATAATAGAAGCGGCGTAATATATTCTTTTGAAAAAAAGCAAATTATAACACCTGAACCAATTGAATATTTACATGTGATATATAAGTATAATAAAGATGAAAGCATATTTATTGTTAATAAACGTATAAATTCAAATAAAATTGTCGAAAACATACTGACAAAAGATGGATTGGCATGGAATGAATGGTGCTATGATATAAATGTAAAAGCTGGTCATTTTAATGATAATTTTATCATAAGTAAAAATGAAAAAAGCGGTTATATAATTAAAAATATAAATGGTGATGTAATAGAGCAAAAGGAATATAAAAATATATATTTTATTGGAAACAAAGGATATTATGTTTGCGATGATGGAAAAGCGTATTCGTGTCATAAGTATGATGGGAGTATAGTTTTTTCTGGTGCTAATGGTATAAAAAAAGAGACAGTTTGTTGGCATACAAATTATAATCAACCTGATGATAAGTTTTTACACAAAGACATTTTTTTAGTAGATTATAACTATAACGTTTCCAAAATAGATATATATGATCAAGATTTTAATATATTAATACAAGATGTAAAATATTGCTCAGAAATTTATCCAGCATATGGAGATAATGCGCTTCTTGAAGTTACGAGTCAGTCTGGAAAGATCAATATAATAGGAAAAGATTGTAAGCTTTTGTTTGACACAAAAAATGGATCAGATTATGATGCAAACTGGGCAGAACCAAGCGTTGTTGGCGATAGTTTGTATAGTATTTTGAAAACAAGTACAGGATATTATATTGTATCAAATGCTGAGAAAATATTTGCGTTTGATGAACCGTTCGATGACGCTAAGTATATATACCTGAATTACATTAATGATTCTGGAATTGCTTTGAGAAAGAATAATAAGTGTAATATTTTAATAACCGACAAATCGTCAAGGTTATCGCATCAAGAAAAACTTTTGTTTGATGAGTGGGTTGATGCCGTAAAGAAGTATAAACAATTTTTTATTGCTGTAAAGAATGGCAAAGATTATTTAATATGGAATAATGGAAAACTTATTAATGTTGATTTCGATAAAATTGAAAAAACTGACCGTACATACATGTATGTTATTTACGGCGAAGAAGGATTTGACTGGATCGAAGCTGGAAATGATCAGACACTTTGTGAAAAAATAAATAATGATGTTCGATTTAAAGAAGCGTATGATATAACATCATTATTTCCAATTGTTGAAAAAAATGGTAAATATACATATTTGAATATTGATTTAATGGATTTTGCCATTAAAAATACTCGTAATCGTGTACTTTGGTTTGATGATGTTGAACTTTCCGAACAAGTTGGAAATAATCATTATGTGTTTAATGTGAAGGATGGCGATAAAATTCGATCATTTGAATTAAATGATAAGAAAATATCAGAGAGAAAACAAAATACGAACGAACATTTTAAATCATTTATATCGATGAAACTTAATGAGAATGCTGATCTTCCAGATTCTACAATAGATGATATGATTGAATCTGCGTGCGAGAAAGTTAAGGAAATTGGGATAATTACAGATCCTTCAGTGAGTAGATCTGTTTGGATAGGTAATTATGCTGGATGGAATTCAGTTGTTGTTGTTCGATCAAAATCATCATCTAATAAGATTTTTTATTCTTTATCAAAAGATGAAATCATTTCAGGAGAAGCAATAAAAGATTATGTGCCAGTTAAGGTAAATAATGAATTGTATGTTTTTATTGTTTCATCAATGAAAAATGGTAAAAATGTTAAATATAACATTCTTAAACCAGATGGTTTTGCGTCTAAAAAGTGGTTTGATCAAATTTCTGATCAATGCACAAAAAATGGAGATTTTATCGTAAAATACGGATCATCAGTAAATATAATGGATCTTGATGGAATTTTTCCATTAGAAGAAACAACAAATATGGGATATTTCAAAGATGCAAAATTTTTAAAGAACGGTAATATTTTATTGCTTGATGGTGAGTTGCATTATATTGTTGATCAAAATCTGAAGGAAGTTTTGCATGAATTTACAATTGTATCAAAACCTAATCTTGATTATTTTACTGATTATGATAAAACTGAAGATATAGGAAACGCAAAACATTTTACAGTTAACGTTTGTTCGCATTATGGCGGACTGACTTATAGTTTGCTTGATGATGATTATAATATAATATCTCTTTATTTTCACAATTTTTGGTTTGAAAATTATTCATTTTCAAGTAATTTTTCAATTTTAGTTATTGAACGTAATAATAAAAAGAACATTGTTGGGCGTGATTCGAAATTGCTTATACTTACAAACAAAACAGATACTAGTGAATGGGCTGATGATATCGAGTTTGATGTTTCCCATGAGAGGTTTGGCATAATAACAAAAGAAAATAAAAAATGTATATTTGACCCTTTAACGTTGACCATCATAAACGATTCGTGGTATGATGATGTTGCCTTGTGTTATAGTAAATTAACTCCATTATGGCAAAATTTTGCAGTAAAAGACAATGGAAAATGTAATATTATAGGCGCATTTCCAGGAAAAGAAAAATATGACTATGTTGGAAACGTTCTACTTGATGAATGGGCTGATGATATATGTGTATATAATATGTTTGTAATTATAACGTATGGTGATAAACATAAACTTTTTCTCCCGTGTGGTCGTTTATTGGATATTCAATTTGGTCAAATTGAAGAAACAACTGTGTTTAATGTATATGTTATTTACAACGATGACGGCTTTGATTGGATCAGGTTGCGTGACAACAAAACATTATGCGAACTTATAAATGGTGGTGAACGGTTTAAGGAGGCTTATGATATCACATCATGTGTTCCAATTGTTGGAAATGGAAACAAGTATACATATATCGATATAAAAAATAAAAGATTTCCATTGGTTGATGATAAAGGAAATCCTTTATATTGTGATGATATTGAGATTGCTCAACATGCTGGATTTAATGAAGTAATGTTAAATTATACAATAAACGGTGAAATCGAAAAAGTTAAATATCATTTTTAATATGAGAACTGTGTTTTTAGGACATAAAATTTTTGAGGAAGTAAATTTATCAGATGAACAAGATATAATTAAGTATGTTTTGGAGAAAGTAAAAGCGTCAGGTGTTTTAAAAGATCCCGTTGAAAAAAATGCTTTCGTTATTTTTAATGATTGGAAAACGTGTGTCATTTATGAGAACGATGGATCTGGGTGTGTATTTTATTCATTGAAGCACGATAAGCTTCTTACACCAAAATCAATTAAATTGTTTGTTGAAATTAAGCTTCCTGATGAAAAATATGTTTATGTTGTTAAAGAAAATGGGATTGATGATGGCGGAAATGTTAATATTTTAACACCTGATGGTTTTGCATGGGATGAATGGTGTGATAGCATATATTCTGATTATGATGAAAACGAAAATTTTATTATCGGAACATCACAAGGAAAAAAGGTAAAGAATTTAAACGGAAACATTATTATAGATATTCCATATCCATCAATAGAGAAACAGGATAATTTTTATGTATGTGGTAATGTTAATACAAAAACAATATATGACATAAACGGTAAAGTTATCGCGAAAGATGTTAATGCAAATTCGTTTTATCATGAAATTGTCTCATGGGCTGAACCAGTTGGTGAACAGGAATCGAAAATTTTTAGGCAATCGCATGAGTATGAATATAAATCGAAAGATGTGTTTGTTTTTTTCAATAATTCAGGATATAGTTTTTTTGATTCCAGTATGAATTTTATTATCGATGGAATCGATTCATATGAAATTGCAAACGAATATTCAGTTGATTATGGGTATTTATATTCTATAGTATTAAAAGGAAATGATGAAAATATAAATTTTATAGGTTCAAACTGTGAGGTTAAAATGAAGACATGGGGTAAAGAATATTTTAAAGAACTTTATTATTTTGCCGTTGAATTAAATGGAAAATATAACATATATTCGCCTTTATTGGGGAAATTTAAATTTGACGAATGGGTTGATGATATTAAAATTGATGAAAATTTTAAAATTCGTGTTATTGCGGTAAAACTAAATAATAAATATAATTTTATTGAATTGACTGGTTTTTCAGGTCGTTCTTTTATTCTTAAAGAATGGGCGGATGATTTAAAAAAATATAAATATGTTTTTGTTGTTAATTATGATGATGATTTATATTTTGTAACGACTTTTGGTCATCTTATACCGTTTACTCCAGAAATAGAGACAACGGATGATTCTTTTGCATATTTTTTAATGTATGACGATCATGTTGATTATATGAATAGTTTGTTTGGTGCATTAACGAGTAGATTTCCTTCGCCAAAACGAATAGATAGCGCATATGATGTTACATCATTGCTACCTTTAATAAAATATGGCGATAGTTTTAATTATATTGATCTTGATACATTTTTATGTATATTTCCAATTGATAATAATATTGAAGATGCAGAAATGGCGGAATTTAAAGATAATAATGTTGCAATACTTAATGTTGTTGTCGGCGGTGAAAAACATAAGTTTAAACATAAAATTGGATCTTATGAAGCTCCAGTAGAAATAGAATAAAAGGCTACGAACTTGTAGCCTTTTTATTATGCTTGCTTAAATTTATGATTTGATTAAATGCAGCGAAACTTCCTGTAAGTTTATAGAATCTTCCGTTATATTTGAATACGATTCCCTCGCTTGCGTTTACATCAACAATATCGCCTATTCTAAAGATTGTATACTCAAGCTTTTCAAGATTTTTTAGATCACCAGTTTCTTCAATTGAGTTTATTGCGTCTATGATACTCTTCCTTATCTTTTTTATTGCTGCAGGTTTATTGTCATCGTTTTTTCCTCCACTAACTAATTTCATCACATCATTTCCGAGATTTATAAAGAATTTGTCTATTGGAAGCATCACCCTTTTATCCAGCTTCCATTTGTTATCCTTCTCATAATCTCTGATACTTTTCATAATGATTTTACCAACTCCATCAGAATCTTTACTATCGAACTCCCGTATGTTCACCTTTTTTTTGTTTGACCATCGTTCAGCGAGTTTTTCCATGTCTTCATAGCTCAGATATTTGATAGGAGAGTTGTTGAGTATATATTTGTAATATGCAGCGTATCTGTAATCATTAATGGTGTTATCATCATTCATTCCGTATTCTTCCATTAAATCGTTAAGATCGTTTATATTCTTTTCTATCAAAATATCTTGTTCGCCGCACTGCTTGAATATCATTCGTGGCGTTATGATTGCTTTATATTCATCACCATCTATTTTTGTTTTCTTTATTGCCTCGATTAATTGATAGTTATCCTTGTCTATGTTTGGATCATCAAAAACTGATTGTGATTCCTCACCCTCAATATATTTTGTGCATACTGTTATGATGTTGCTGTGGAAGGACACGAAGTTTTCTACATAAGGTATAACGTTTGGATGTTCATGATCCACTATTTCAACACTCACCCAGTTTCTGTATCTCAAACCGTCAAGCTTATCATCATAGTTAAAGAACCTTATTTTGTCCTTAATGTTGTTGAACACCTTTTCGATTGTCTTTGCGCCGTTTACAAAAGAGTTTCTTATTGTATCATCCCATTGGTTGTTGTTCATCATGTCATTAATTGACATTGGTGTCGTAAGCATATTGCTTCTATTTCGTGCAAAGATTGTCTTTCCATTTTGATCCACCGATGCCATCAAATTTATTCCATCAATCTTTTCTGTTATGTCTTCTATTTTTCCCATGAACAGAGATTCGATCATATCCTTTATTTCGGAGAATGTCAAATCGTTGTTTTCGTATGGATGGTTAAGATGTCCAGCTGCCCCGCTTTCGTGCAATGGCGTGTTTATTTCATTGCATAATATATCATAGTATTCCTTCAGTGTAGCTTCATCTACAAATCCACGTAAGTAAGGTGTTTCGTATGCTGATAAGAATCCAGCATAATCGTCTATCATTATATCCTCCCTCATAACAGTTGAGGATATTGGCGTTTGGTTAAAATCATCATGTCTTGTTATGTATAGCGGTACGGCTTCTGTAAAAAGAACAGCTGGTTTTATTCCAGGAGTGTAATAGTCTCCGTTATCATTAAACTTTCTCTCGAAATCAAGTGAACGCTTTATATCATCATCTTTGTTTGATGAAGCCAGCGCATACAATCCGTCACCGAACTCCTTTGTTGCCGTTAGTTGATATGCAGCTTTGATTGGTGAAGGGTATCCAGTTATTATGCAGTTGAAGTTCTGGTATCCAGAGAACACCTTGTTAAGGAAATCGTAAGAAGATTGTGCTGTGATCCCATCCCTTGTCTTGTTTGAGATAATCACATACACCTTTGTGTTGTTTTCTGGATCACCTTCAAGATAATCCTTTATCATATAAAGGTGTCCTGCGTGTACAGGTTTGAATCCTCCTGGGAATAATATGTTCAGTTGCTGTTTCATTTTTCTTTGAGTAAAGTTTCTGGAATCGTGAACCACTTATGCACTGGACACTCAGCGTCTTCTGCCTTTGTTTTGGCTTTAAGCACACAGCTGCACAGCTTGCATATTCCGTTTGCATTATGTATGCACGATTGGCATATCCTATATCGTTCGTCGAAATATTTTTTGTACTTGATGTCTGACACGAGATCGAGGAAATAGTTTGTCCATCCCTGCCATATAAGCTTTATGTGTATAAGTATATTCTTCATGCTTTATTTATCCACAAAAAAAGGCTGCAGCGCTCTGCAGCCATAAAAGGATTTGATTGAAAGGAATTTTGAAAAACTTTTTAACATCAAACCAAAACTTAGCCAAAACTCAAGAACTCAACCAAATCCTGAATGATGTTATGCTTCTCTAATCCTAATCTAACGAGTTAAGGAGATCGTATAGTTTGGTGCGGATATCAATTAGTTTCTCAAGATAGCCGTTTCTTCGTAACGTCTTGAAGATGAGATTTCCAGTTGATATTTCCGTATCAGAGTGGCTAAGTCCTTCCTTTCTCGTCTCCTTTATATCATCAAACAAATGTGTTGCATCATTCAGTATGTTACTGATGTATTCAGTATCATCATCGTCTGTAATTCCATCATTTACAAGTAGATATCTTTCTTCTATATCATCTATTGCAGTCATGTAATCTGCTGCTATTTCTTGTATTTGATCATCGTCAGCATCGCTTTGCTCTAATTTTTCCCTTGATGGTTCGATTATCCAGTCGTCACTTATGAGTGAATACACACCTGTGGATTTATGCGGTTCGTTGGAGTCTTGTACATAAACCTCAACTGGATATCCGTATATTTTTATTCCTTTGTGCTTCTCGTTCCACTGTTTCCTTGTTGCGTCAAAGAATTTTTCAACGAGTTCTACATTATCGTTCACGTCTTCATAATCCACAAGGATGTGTAAATCGATGTCAGAATATTTCTCATCCCAGTTATAGTTAGCGAGTGATCCTGTCATAACAACATCATCTATGCCGAAATCAACGAAGTCGAACTTATCCATGAAGTCCTTCGCTATCATTAACAGTTTTCGGCGAACGACAATGTTAAGCTTTCCGTCTTCCCATAAATCTGGGTTAAGCTGATCCTTTATCTCGAAAGATGAAAGATCAACATCCTCTTTTCTCGCTTCGATTAAATCTCTGAAATGTGACATGATTTTATGATGATATTTCTCTATTTATCTTAATAGTTGATGTATCCCTGATACTGTATATCAATATCATAGATGTTGTCAAATGTTGGCGCATTGATGATTAGTTTGTTCTTGAGGCAGTGCTTCACCATTTCAAATACATCTTTTGCAATCAATCCACTTTTCATTATCGGTATTATGTAATTAAACTTGAATCTGGCTATACACACATATTCATAATATCTGAGCGTTATTATTATGTTTGAGTCGCCAGATAACTTTGTTAGATCAAAGTGATCTTTATCCCTTTGAAGATCGAAGCGTGTGTACTCTGGAAAAATTAACAATCCAGTGTCTTGAAGTAGATTTCCAGTTTCTATTATGAAATCCGTCTTGTTGTCAACATGCAATAGAGGATTATCATCTGGGTTGTCTGTGTCAGGTTTTGTAACCTTTTTGCCTTTTTGTGCTTTGGATTTCTGTTCCGCCATAATGTTTTTTGCATTTTTTCGAAAATATTTATCTTAAAATTTTAAAATGTCATAAATAAGTTGTATCTTTGCAACATCAAACTAAACCAATATAAACAATGGAGATTTTCGGTATAATTGCAATCGTTCTGCTCGTCATCATAATCGGGTGGATTCTTTTCTTTTTGTATGTACTTAAGCATCACACGATCGAACTAACGGATGATTCCCCGTTCTATGAGGATGAAATCGAAATGGAAGGACGTGAAAAAATTAAAATTAAGGAGGTGAATAAAAAATGAAAACAAAGAAAAAGAAGTTTGTTTTTCTTGATGATGATGACAAGAAGAGAATCTGTGCAGCAAACTATGATCTTGAATCTGGTAATTTTTGCATCAGACCAAGATCCGAAGATGATCTTAAAGCAATAGCGGAACTGTCACGGGCATATAAGGCTGTGTCTGAAGGAACGGCTACACCAACACAACGAGAGATTGTCGACTGGGCTAAAATATGCTCTGATTATGACTACGCGAAAGAGAACGGATACATTGATGATGACCCGTTTTTCTTGAGGCATAAATATAGCAAAGAAACATCAGCCAAAGAATGACTTGTCTAAGGAATGTTATAGCCATATTGCTCGCCACAGGATTAATACTGGCGTTCGGATATGCATTCTATCACCTTTTTATTGAAAATTAAAAGCAAAGACAATATGAAAAAGTTTTGTGAAACACATCGGCTTTATTACACTGATGAACTGTGCCCATTCTGCCAAAAGGATAAGTTTGATAAACTCAATAAGGAGAACTCCAGAGATAAGCAGATCAATAAGCCAACAAAGAAACAAAACAAAAATGAGGAGATAACACAGGATCTTCTTCTAAAACTTAAGGATCACTTTAAAAAACAATGACATGGATAATCGTTGCTATAATTTTGTACGTGTTGATCGGAATAGTGTTCGGCGTATTTGCGTTCAGGCATTTTAGAAGCCTTGATGTAATATCGTTGCCGTTTGCTATATTCATCAGTTCGTTCGTGAGTTTAATATGGATCGTTGTTTTAATTATAATGATTGTTGATTTGATCAGGTATCATATTCACATATATAAAGTTGAAAAAGAAGTTGCTGAAAAGATAGACAATTATAATAAAAAGGCTGAAAGTTAAAAATTTTCAGTCTTTTTCTTTTTTGTTTCAGAAAAAAGTTGTATCTTTGCAGCATAAATGTAAAAATGTAACAATGAATAATCTCATATTGACACGAGAGAACGGATCAAATGTTGATCCAGTGAAAATAGACACAACGTTTGGCACACGATTGATGGCGTTCGTGGAACATGTTGGTAAAGCATATGGTTCTGGAGATTTCCTCGTAGATCAGGAATGGGAATATTTACGTTATGTTGCAGGCATAATCGTTCGCTTCCAACAGGATACGGCAAACGATGAAGACAAGTTGTATTTTCAAAATTTAAGTAAGTAATGGATTTCTCAAGTTTAAAGGAAAGGATGGAATATTACAAGAGTCTTGCTGATTACAAGCTCTTGCCAAATTCATTTGTGATAGCTCACGTTGACGGTAGATCGTTTTCAAAGATGATAAAGAAGAGATTCGCTTTACCGTTCGATAGAAGTTTCATGCGGATGATGGATTTAACTGCGGCATATGTTTGCAAGCAAGTTCAAGGATGCAAGATTGCATATGTGCAGTCAGATGAAATGTCATTCATCATCACTGACTTTAATGAAGATGGAACTGGATCATTCTTTAACTACAGGCTGTGCAAGATGCAATCGATCATTGCATCACTAGCAACGTGTTACTTTAATCAGAGGTTCTATGAATATCTGTATAACATTGAAGGCGTTGATCCAGATAACATATTCACTGATAAGAATCTCTTCCAGTTTGATTGTAAATGCTTCAACGTTCCAGATTATAATGATGCGTTTGCATGGCTTAAGTATAGACAGAACGATTGCATCAGGAATTCAAGACAACAGGCGGCACAGACATACATTCCACATAAGGATCTCCTTAACAAGACAGCAGAAGAGCAAATAGAACTTCTTAATGAACGCATGGGAATAGATTGGAATGAATATCAAGATGATTGCAAGTACGGAAGACTTGTGTATAAAGATGAGATTGACTTGAAGACCGATGATGATGTCCCATACGTTAGACACTATTTTAATTCTCATCCAGCGTTTGTTTTTAACAGAGAGGAATTCGATGAACTTTGGAATAAATTGAATGACAATGGCTAGGAAAAAGAAACTAAAAACATTTGAGTGCTCTGTCAGAGGCATGGTGAAGATGCTTAACGGATATCTTGGGTTCGACATGACAAAGACTGTCGCCCCAATATATAAGGATTATGAAAGCGATGAGATTATAGGATGGACTGTTCTTGACGCTAAAACAGAAGATTGCCCGTTGTATGAGGATATAGATCAGCTTATCGCGTCTTACGGATTTTAACAGAAATGAAATGAGTGATATTGCTTTACTTCAGAAAATAAAGGAGTTCGATAAAGAACATTGCTATCAATTCCAGAGAAGGATTGATACGCTTGATGAAGATATGGTCATGAATCATTGGAAGGAAGATGATGTAAAGAACATATCTCTTGATGATTTTGAGTTCGCTCCAATAACATCAAAGGCTGGAAAGGATGAGGCTACGCTGTTCATTAAACGATATGAATGGCTTGGCACAGTTGGTTCGTTCCCGACACATTGGTTCGAAGCAAGATATAAAGGGTTGCTTGGCGGCGTTGTGATAATGGGCATGCCTAACGCCTTTTCAAAAATGCTTGGGGAAGAAACAAAATCATTGGAGCGTCTTATTGCACGCGGTGCTTCAGCTTCATGGTGCCCGTTTAACCTTGGAAGCAAATTCCTTATGTGGTGCATAAAATGGATGGTTCAGAACACGCAGTACAGGTTGTTCACATGCTACAGCGATCCGCAGGCGAAAGAACTTGGCAGCATTTATCAGGGATTGAATTTCTATTATCTTGGACAGGGAAGCGGAACAACAACAAGATGCATTAATCCGTATAACCCAGATGTCATTATAACCGACAGGGCTTTCAGAGCAAGATCTTTCTACAAAAGATATGCGAAGGATCTAGGAATAGAATGGAAGAGTAACTGGAACAATGACCAGAAGATGCTTTGGGAAAATGTTCCAGATGATGTCGAGAAGCAGCTTCGGGATTATTCAAAGAAGATGTATGCGGAAGCTGATAAGATTACTTTTCCAAGCAAGCATAAGTATGCATTCGTTCTCGGTAAGGACAAAAGGGAAACGAACTACCTGAGAAAGAAATTCCTTGAAAATAATAAAGTTTATGATTATCCAAAACAAAGAGGAAAATAAAAATGATTGAAATTAATGAATTGAAATTGGGTGATGCTATTGTCATTCATTTCAACAAATATGATGCAAAGGGCGTTGTGACAGATTTGTCAATTTACGGTAAGCCAGGAACGCCTTTGTCCGATCAGCGCCAGGGATGGATGAAGGTTTTATTTAACAAAGACTCCATCCGTGACACATTCCCAGATATGGGCTGCGAGATTTATCAGCATTGGATAGATGAGAATCCAGACAAGTATGAGCGTTATGTTCCTTTTAAATCTACAGTTCGTCAAGAGGAGCAAGAACAATCATCAAGACCTCTCGCAATCATTAAAGATAGGTGTTATTTATGCATACGTGATGTTCATTTGGGCGATTATGACAATGACTATCTGGCGTTCGAGAAAGGTCACGTGTATATTGGAAAACAGCTTCTTGAAGAATTTCATGGAGACTCAAAGATAGAAGGGTATCTTTATTGTTTTGAGGACACTGATAAAAAAATCGAACCAGAATATAAAATAGGTGATTATGTTGTTTATCTTTCATCAACATATTTGATTAAAGATGTAACAGACATTAATTATGTGTTTGAGAATGTAACACTATTTTCAATTAATGATCAGTATAAACTTAGATTGTGGAAACCTTCTGACATTAAAGCTGGCGACATCGTAACACTGACGCAATTTGATCAAACTTATATCGTATATGTTGATGAGGTTCATCCAGATTTATATGTGGCTTGTGGATATATGTCTTGCAACGGAAATTACTTTACGAATGAGAAGCAGGTTTTTTGTAACTGCTATATTAATGACATATGCCCAGCGACAATGGAGCAAAAAGAGGCATTGATATCAAATATTCAGAAATATTCAAGATAATAAATAAAGTGGAAATCTCAAATTCAGAAAGGCTTGCACATAAGCGAGTCTTTTTTTGTTTTGCGTTATAAGATAAATATAAAAATAAATGACAGATAAAACTATGTTAGACCAGTTCAAGACTCTCTATAAATATAAAATTCAGTTTTCATCAGATACACAAATAGGTTATGTGAACGTGGTGACGTTCGGTAAGAAATCTGATGCTATCAATTTGTTCCTTAAATACTGCAGACTTAAGAACCCACAAGTGATTGATTGCAAGTTCATTGGTGTTATCGTTGATAAAGATGGAGGCGGATCAATAGGAACGCTCACAATGGAAGTCAACGGGGAAGTTGTTGGAGAGTTTTCTGGTGAAAGCACAACAATAGAGATTGGCGTGCCAACAAAGACATCTGAACTCATAAACGATTCATCATTCATCACACCAGATAACATACCAGAGGAAGTGGTTGATGAAATCGCCAGGGAAATAGAAGAAGAGTTCATGCCAATTGTAGAGAAGAAAGAGAATAAAGTACAAGAAATCGACGAAAATTCAACAGAAGATCAATATCCTTCAGCAAAAGCAGTGTATGATCTCATAGAAAAACTATCAATGTCTGACGAAGAATTGTACGATATAATAAACGGATGATAAAAAGAATATACAAAAATGAAAAGCGACATCACTTAGATGCCGCCTTTTTCGTTGACTTTTCTTCTCTCTCAAATATGTAATAATGAGATAATGAACCATTGTTGTTAACAACATTGAAGAACCTCAGCACGAAACCTTCTTTCTTCATGTCAGACAACTTCTGGTCTTCCATTGGAAAAGCACTGATGATAGTTTTGAATGTATTCATAAGCATCATGAGGCTTTTCTTTATTTATTCGTTTTTGCTTCAAAAAACAACAAATAAATACATTGTCAAAAATTAAAACCAAAACTACAATTATGAAAAAGATTCTTTTTATTTTTCTTACGTTAATTCCAACACTGGCGTTCGCACAGAGCACTGTTTATTTCGGTAACATTTCAAAGAAAACTTCTATTGGTCTTGGGTTGGATAAGGCTACCGCAATCATTTCAATCATGGAGACAAACAAGAAGAAGACATTTGATGATTATGAACTTGTAATGTACAACATGGATGGTGAGGCTTTGACGTTCTCTATGGATGTTGATACAATTTATGACCTTAAGATCGACAAAACATATGCCCATCAGAAGGATTATAAGATGAGCATTATGGATTACCAGAAGCTGAAGCGTGCCCTTGACTCGCAATCAACAGTTAAAATTAATGGTAATGTATATAACGGCGCTTCAATCGTCGGGTTACTTAATAGCCTGGAAACCGAACAGAGACTTTTCTTGGCTGGCAAGCTTCAGAATGTTAACAGGGTTTCCCTCTGGTCTTGGGGCAGAAACGGGAACCGTCCTAACGTTGAGTTCATGAGATTTGTTCACCCACAGTCTCAGAAGGGATTCAGGTACATCAGATCAAGGCGTTGATCTAATTTGATTGATTTTGCTTGCCCATTGTGCAAATTTTGCACTTTGGGCTTATTTTTTGCACAATTGTTTTGCTATGTCAAATAAAAGTAGTATCTTTGCAACATAATAAGAATCCGCATAATAACATAATAAAAATTTATCATGGTACATATTGATAGCATAGATTTTGGAACATATCTTGACGCGAAGGATAAGCGAAAGAAATCACTTATGATTCTTCGCGACAGATGTCTTGTACTCATGAACAAATGGTACGAATGGTATCGAGACATCCATCCTTTCAGGCGAACGGAAAAGGAAGCAATCTTGCATGAGGTTCAGAAAGAAATGTGCCTGCTCATGCAGGATTACCAGTCACTTATGTATGATTATGAAAAAGATTGGAATTTAAATTTCACATATGAAACAGAAACAATTATGGATTGCACGTGATAAAAACGGCGAACTTTACATTTACAAAAATAAACCATCTATAATAAAGGATAGTTTTATCGATAAAGAAGTTGAACAAGGATACGAACTCCACCTCAACAAGGATTTGTATCCTGATGTTTCTTATGAAAAATCACCAATGGAGCTGCTTGCTATCAACCGTTCCTCAAATCAAACCAGTTGAAAATGTCGAAGACAAATCTTAATGAACAGGAAATACAGAAAAGGTTGTCCACATTCTTTGCATCAGGAAGCGTGAAGTACAATGTGGACAATCTTTATATATTTGATTGGGAATCGGACAAGATACTTGAAACCAAATCTGGATACATATATGAGTTCGAGATCAAGATAAGCAAATCAGATTTTAAACACGATTTCACAAAAGTTGAGAAGCATGCTGTTCTTGGATCAAAATTCACTGGAGAGAAGTACATGCCAGCTTTTCATGAATTTTATGAAAGAAACAAAAAGTATCATCCAGAACTGACAGTAGAGGCGTTCGAGGAACGGAACAAAGGATACTATCCATATTTCATTGAGGGGCACAAGATGCCGAACTACTTTTATTACGCTGTTCCAGAAGGGATGATATCAGAGAACGATGTTCCTCAGTATGCTGGCTTAATTTATATTCCAGAAAATTACGGATATAGGATTATCAAAAAGGCACCGCAGCTGCATAAGGAAAAATACACTTACGGTGAACTTAACCTCGCGCAAAAATTTTATTACAATTGGGCGAACGCCAAAGAACGGCTTGTTTATGCAGTTCGCAGGGAAAATGATTTACAGAATCTTCTTAATGAGGAGCTTAATTCAAAGGGGCAAGAAAAGACATATTCCGCTTTACTTGATGATCTTAAACAGACAGAAGACGATCTTGAGTATTACAAGAAGTATTTCTTTGATACACAGAATGAATTGTTTTATGAGAAAGCTATTGCAAGACGGTTGCACAAGGAACTGAAGAAGTTAAATCAAGAATTTGACATAAAGGAAATATATGATGAAGTTGATAAAATGTTCAAGAAGTGATATTTTTTCAGCACTTTGTTTTTCTATGTTAAATAAAAGTAGTATCTTTGCAACAGATTAATTTTAAATTATATTATCTAATGAAAGGAGTTTACATAAAGAAATTCATTGACGGAACAGAGGATGAATCATTTCTGTCTTCGTTGGGCAGGGCTACATTTATCACGCTTGCAACAGCATGTATCGATATGGTTGAAAGCAACGCCAGTTCAGATGGTGAAATAGATTACAGAGGAATAGTTTCTGATGCTTATAATAACATATATGTTCCTATAATGAAGACATTAATCGAGAATGACAGGATTCTTATGAATAAGATTGATGCATATGAAAAGGCTGCTCCGTTTATAGATTTTGTTGAACAATTAAATTAAGTGATATGGCTTTACCTTTATATCTTTTTATTGTATTATGTATTGGAGGGATTATACTTTTCGGATCGATTATTTTATCAAAGTCTAATTGGATGATTGTTGGTTTTACTATGGTTTTATTTTCAATCGTAGGTTTTATTTTAAAAAGTTCAGATCCAACAGCAATGGATGTATATAGAGGAAAGACCGAACTCCAGTACACCGTAGTTCACGGTCAAAAAATAGATTCAGTTGTTGTCTTTAAAGAAAAATATAAAAATGGAAAATAACTATCAAATGACGTTCGCCGAATCACAGGCGTACATTTCTGAACGAGGATTGGATATTCCTCTTCATGATGATGAGGTTTTTTGCGATGAACGCGAAATAACAAGAACTGTCGGAAATGTTTTAAAATGGGCAGACGATCATCAGGAACCAATTCCGATGTCAGAAAGCTTCAATGCTGCATGCATCGTTTGTAAAAATGGATTGAGGAAAGGCTATAACATCGAACAGATGGCTCATTATGCTTTTGTTCAAGGCATGATGTTTCAGGTAACAAAGAATGAACCAGAATTAATAGAAGAATGATATGGATTTAATAGATGTACCAGTCGGAACCCCGTTTGTGTTTGAAGGAGTTTCGTTGATGACAGAACCTTGCGGATCTGCAAATATGTGCGGAAACTGTTACTTTAATAACAGAAAAGCAAAGTCGTGCGCTGGTCGTGGAAAGATTAAATGCACAGCGGCACAGAGAAAGGATCATGTTAGCGTTCGCTTCGTTAAACTTTAAAAAACAGACTCCAGGAATTATTTTTCTGGAGTTTTTTCATTTTTTCCAAGATTTGTTTTTCTATGTAAAATAAAAGTTGTATCTTTGCAAAAATAAAAACAGAAAAGAAAAATGACTCTGGTTGAAGAGGATTTGAAAAATGAGATTAATTTATAAATTCAATAATTATCATAAAAATGACGATTTGCTCAGATTGTGCAGAATATCAAAGGATCTGTACAATCAGGCTCTTTATATAATAAAGACTAATCTTAGAAATGAAAACAGATTCACTTTTTACGGTGAACTTGATAAGGTTTTGAAAGATACACCAAATCTGAATGGTGAAATAAACTACCGTAAACTTAAAGCACAGGTTTCACAACAATGTATCAAGGTTCTTGATAAGTCTATAAAAGGATATGTTAAATCAATAAAAGATTGGTCAAATCATAAAGAAAACTATAAAGGTAAGCCTAACCTTCCTAAATATAAGCAAAAATATGATTATAACCAGTTAATTTATACCAATCAGTGCTCAACAATAAAAGACGGTAAAATATTCTTTTCAAAAGATCTTTGTATCCGTATACCTCAATGGAATAAGTATAAAGATAAGTTAAACAATTTTCAGCAGATAAGAGTAAACCCTAAAAACGGATATACGGAAATAGAAATAATATATGAGTCTGAAGAATACAGCCAATCTGTTGATCCTAAAAGATTCGCATCTATAGATCTTGGTCTTGGAAATCTTGTCACTCTTGTAACTGATTTTTCAGAGCCTATAATCTATTCTGGAAAACAGATTAAATCAAAGAACAGGTTTTTCAATAGAAATGTTTCTTATTTAAAAAGTATAGCTGAAACAAATAACAATAGAAAGTCAACAAAACAAATTAATAAACTATGGGATAAAAGAAATGAACAGTTAACAGATTTGTTTCATAAAGTTAGTCGTCATATAGTCAACACATTGATTCAGAATAATATTGGTAATCTTATTATCGGTCATAACAATGGATGGAAAGACTCCATCAACATTGGTAAGGTTAACAATCAGAAGTTTGTCATGATTCCTTTTGATAAATTAATATCGTATTTAAAGTATAAGTGTGAAATGGTTGGTATAGCGGTTATTGAACACGAAGAATCTTATACGAGTAAATGTGACGCTTTATCTTTTGAACGTATATGTAAGCATGATAATTATAATGGAAAAAGAATAAAAAGAGGGTTATTTCAGAGTTCTGTTGGTAAATTAATTAATGCTGATGTCAATGGTTCTTTGAACATCATGAGAAAAGTAGTCGGTGATTCTTATGCACGTAAGATAATCGATAGTGGTCTGTTGTTCAGACCTATAAAGTTTAATGATCTTTATTCATTGAAGATTGTTAAGGTTTATGAATAAAATTTATTAAAATTAATATTTTTTAGAACATGGAAACAATTGAAATAGAAAAAATTATTGATGAGATTGTCATGCGTTCGTCGCTTTATCACGAGGAAATCGATAGCAAACAATATGCGTTGCGCATTATTGAAGTTGTTCAGGATCAGCTTCAGAAGGAAGAGCAATCAATGTCAGAAAACTTTATAAATGATCTTATAAATATTTAATTTATGAATGCATGGGTTAATTATGATGCGCTCAAGGAAGAACTTGAGACGCGCATTGGGTTCAACAATATTGATATCGTTGAACTAAAAAATGATTCTCATCACAACTATAATGAGATTAGAATGAAAAAAGGTGAAGTTGATGCATATACTGATCTGCTAGAATGGATTAAATCCAATAAAGTAACAATAGAACAAATAACTGATACAGATGAATGGTTTCAAACATATCAAAAATGTGTAGCACAATGACAAGGATAGATTTTGACATTAAATACAGAGAACAGATAGAAAGCGGAAAATATAAGGTTGTCTATTCTGTTGACGGCGCTGATCATAATGCCGAGATTATTAAGTGGGATGCTGCGAACAGCGAATTTCCGATAGTTGCATTGATGGAAACAGGGATAGCTATTAATTATAGTGTCAATGGCATTTCAAGCGATGCACTCTGTCCACAACTGAGCATACTGACAGACGAATCTGAAGAATTCACAGAGTTTGAAAAAACGTTGCTGTGCTTAGTCACTCGCGTAAAACGTCAAAGTTTGACATTTAATGAATTTGTGAAAAAGTATTCAGGCGAACTTCTTGAAGCAGCAAAGAAAGAATTAGAGAAAAATGAGATGAAGGTTATAGACGTTGCTGATTTTGAACAAACGGTGAAGGATAGTTACGAAAAAGGTAAGAAAGATGCGTTGGCATATATTCCTACATGGAAACAGGAATTCTCATACAGCATTGGAGAAACATGGCTGTACAAAAACACATTGTATGTTGATAACATGTCAGTCAGCGTGAACGATTTAATTAATAATCTTCCAAAATCTTTTTAAATTATGACAATGAATCAATTTGAAAATGTTTGTCAGATTGTTGCGGCAGCGGTCATTTCTTTTTTAACAATTGGAGGATGCGTCTATTACAACAGTCCATCTGTTAAGGCTGAACGTGAAAAAAAGATTAAACAAGATATTGAGAAACATCTTAAAAATGAAGAAAGCAGAAAAACGAAACGTTTTATTGTTATAACAAACACAGGAGATAGCATTAGCATTAATGCTGTATCATATTCTGCTGTTGTTTATCATGATTTTTTAGAGCGTCCGTATAGAATTGTATATCAATTCAAGGGAAAACATGATGACATTATAGGTGTTTTTGAAAACCCTAAAGCAATTATTGATTACAATGTAATTATTAACAAATAACATTAAATTATGGATTACGAAAAACTTTATAAAGAAGCGATGGAAAAGGCAAAGAGTCTTGCTGATGGCGGTATCATATTCCAGCGTGCCGCTGAAGAAATATTCCCAGAACTCCATGAGCCAGAGGATAAGAGGATAATAAAAGATATGATAGCAACACTCACAAGGGAAGCTGAAGAATTTCCATCTTCAATTTGGGCGGAAAAGATTGATTCTTGGATTGATTGGCTTAAAGCGCAAAGTGAGAAGATATACGATTCATTCACTGAAGAAGATTTTGATGCTGAGTTCAATGCATTCTGCGACAAGAATAAAATAAAGGCAAACGATGATTTTTACATGATTGCAAGGCATTTTGCTCATTGGAATAATTCTGCAACATGTAGTGAAGAAGATCAAAAATGCATTAAGAATACTATTACGCTGATTGAACGTTACAAAGACAGTTATGCAGATAATGAATATGAAAAGGAGATATGTGAATATTCTATCAAGTGGCTTAAATCTCTTGAGCATCGTAACAATTGGACACCAAGCGATGACCATATAGAAACGCTGCTTTATGTAGCGAAATGCTTTCCTTTTAATGATACGATTAAAACACATTTGGCATCGCTTTATAATGATCTTAGAAAAATTAAAGAAAACAATTAAACAATAAAATATGATTGATTACGAACAAAAATATAAAGATGCCCTTTCAAAAATCAAAGGGTATGTTTTAGATGATACTGGTTGCACTTGTATTAAACCATCTGACATTTTTCCAGAACTCCAGGAGTTGGATGATGATAGGATAAGGAAAGCAATCCTTAATTATTTGACTAAAATGTGGGGAAATAGTCAAGATGATGTGTGCGGTGTACACGTTGAAGATGCGATTGCTTGGATTGAAAAGCAAGGTGAGCAGAAAGCTGTTAACGAGTCTGAGCCAAAGTTTAAGGTTACTGATTGGGTAGTAGATAATTGTGGCTACGTCTGGAGAATAGAAGGAATATTAAATAAATTATATATCTTAGAAGGCATAGATGGATGTAAATCACGTCCTACAATAGAATGGGTTAATAAGACATTTCACCTTTGGGACATTACAAAAGATGCAAATGACGGTGATGTACTTTCTTTTAAGGATGATAAAGAATGTCCATTTCTATATAAAGGCTGTCTTGATCCTAATCATCCAAATTCACCTGTCGCATATGGCGGAATTTGTTCTGGAGGAAATTTTATCCCTGGTGGAAAAAAATTTAATAATTGGTGGACAGATAAGAAAGTTTATCCTGCAACCAAAGAGCAGCGTGATAAACTTGAAAAATCAATGGCTGATGATGGCTTTACCTTTGATTTTGACAAGAAAGAGTTGAAGAAAACTAATTCGTATTGTCAAGAAAACTGTAAGGGCTATCAAGAGACTGGTAAATGTTTTGCTGACGGAGATTGCAAGGCTAAAATAGAAGCAGAACAAAATTCTGCTTTGAGTGAAGAAGATGAGAAAATAGGAAAAGAACTGATAGATTTTTGCGAAAAATGTAGTCAAGGGCAAACTGTTATCAATTCACAAAATGATTTTACAAGATGGACTGATTGGCTAAAATCCATCAAGGAGAGATTACAATCTCAGAACACTTGGAAGCCGAGTGATGAACAGATGCGCTGTCTTTGTGGAGTATTAAATAATAGCACGGGTAATATTTATAATATACTCAAATCATTATTTGATGACCTCAAAAAATTAAACACTATTACATATTTTCAAGACATTTTCCTCAAAGAAAGATACTACGCTTGGAAGCCAAGTGATGAGCAGATAGAAGCATTTGAGCACTTTGTTAGAAGTATTGGAGAAAGCGGCCATGCTTCTCCTTACGAAAACAATACAAAATTATTGTACTCCTTGTTAGAACAATTAAAGAAACTAAGGGAGGAATAGTTATGACATCCTTAAAAATGTCTGGAGATTTATACGATGATGTAAAGAAAGTCAATGAGGCTATCTGTTACCTTCAAGGTATGATTGATATTCTTGAAAAAGAATGTATGGAACGTGACAAAGGTAAGCCAGCCACAGAGCTTTTTATTCGTATAAACGGTATGAAAAGGGAAGTTACCAAAATGGTTAATGAAAGCGAAAGAATGCTGCAAAGAGCAGACATTGACCAGTTTGGATCACTAAGTAAGTATGTTAGACCATATTTAGGTTTTTAAAACTTATACAAAGGAGGAATAATTATGAAAGCAAACAAAGCATTAGATAAAATATACCTGCAAGTATGTGGGGATTGCAATGATGATGATTGTAATAATTGTAAGTTCGAAGATGTGGAAAATGTAACGTTTAGTAGAAGCCTATGTTAGTTATGATAATATGTTAGTTGTTGAAGGTCGCATTACTTCTATGGATGAGTTTCAAGAATATTATAAATAATTTTAAAAATAGAGTATGGAAGATTACGTTAGTTTTGAAATAGCAAAGCTGCTCAAAGAGAAAGGGTTTGATGAATATTGTTACACATTTTATGATTGGGATAGTGAAGAGTTTTATCGTGAAGAAAGAATTCCTTGTTGTAATTCAAGGGGTGATGATTATGCTGCACCAACTCTTCAAATGGCAATGAAGTGGTTTAGAGAAGTACATCACTTAACGATTGATGTTTTTCATCATCTGGATTGGAAAGTATGTATCAAAGCAATCCCCGATGATTACTTTAAGGCAGACTATTCTCATCCAGAATTAAAACCAACCAAAACATATGAAGAAGCTTGTGAAGCAGGCATTAAGTATTGTCTTGAAAATTTGATTTAACTATGGAACATATTAAAGCATATACTGACTTAGTTCAAAGTCGTAAGTTGGCAGAGATGCTGCCAATAGAAACTGCGGATATGTATTATCCTAACAGAATTGATATAAAATATCAAGGTGCGTTACCTATTGAATATAAACATGGAAATCCTTTACTGTCACAAGAAATTGCTGCTTGGAGTCTTGCTGCGTTGCTTGAACAATTAGAAGGCAGGAATTTTGTAAAGATCGAAATAAAGTATGATGACGGACAATATTATATATTTTATGTAGATAATTGGGGTTCTATTGATATGAAAACAAAACAATATAATAATTTAATTGATGCTTGTGTAGAAATGATTATTAAACTTAAAGAAAGTAATTTATTATGAATAAGATTTGTACAAATATAGAATGGATTGATATGGACACACTTGAATGTCATTGTTATAATTGCTGTTTATTTGACAATGGTTGTAAAGATATTAGTCTATGCAAACGTCCGACAAACACATATAAAGGTTTTTATAAAAAAATAAAGCACTATGAAAATAATTAGAAAGGGTTATGAAAAGGAAGTAACATGTCCAAAATGTAAAGCACTTTTATATTATGTAAATAAAGATATACATTTAGTTGGAGATATGGAGGGTAATGATAATTATTGTGTTAAATGCCCTGAATGCGGAAAAGAAATTAAAGTAATGTAAACTATGAATAAGATTTGTACATCAATAGAGCAATCTAAAAAACTCATAGAGTTGGGGATTGATGTAAGTACTGCTGATATGTGCTATTTAAATGGCGATGAAGAATTTTGCGAAGTAAAAGATGGTGCATTGGATGATGAAGATGTTTATGCTTGGAGTCTTTCCGCATTATTTGAACTAATCCCACCTTATATTGGAGAGTTTAATGAAGGTATTGATTTCGGATTTGGAAAAGCGATGAATGGAAAATGGTATTCTGCACATTACATTCAACTTGATAATTCTGGATTAGCAACTTTCTCGAAAACGGTAACTGGAGATACTTCTGTTGATGCTGCTTTTGAAATGGTAGTTTGGTTAAAAGAAAATAATAAGATATGAAACTTGAAAATTTTTTATTTCTTATACAAGACGAAGAAGCCAGAATAGAACTTGAAATTGAATTATGAAAGCAAACGAAGCACCAGAGAAGATTTATCTGCAAGATAGTATGTCTACCGATACTATTGGAGATTTGTGGCCTGAGTGGTTTGATGCAAAAGTTTCTGATGATAGTATCGAGTACGTCCGTAAGGATGTCTTTATTGAGAAGGCTTGGGAATGGGTTGAAGATAATATGCTCTCTTCAAATCAACAAGATAAGTCACGTTTATATTATGAACAATTCAAAAACTATATGAAAGGAGAGTGAACTATGAAATGTCCAAAATGTGGTAGTAAACTTAAAGAAACAAATGGAGTTACTTATGATGGTAAACACGCATATTCATGCATTATATGCGGTTATAAAGGTTGGTTATATAAACAAAATTAAGTTATGGTACAGTTAATAGATAAAGATGCTGTAGTGGAGGAGATAGAGAAAAGAATCAAGGAAATTGACGAAATTGGAACATACCTTAGCCCGAAAGGAACTCTAACAAATCTATTATGTTTCCTCAACGCCCTTGACGTGAAAGAGGTAGACTTAGAGAAGGAACATTCTGGAATGATTATTTCAAATCAAGGTATGAATATTATAAAGAAAATGAATAAGTTATGGCACAATACATAGACAAATCCGCTTTAGTAACGGAAATAGAAAAGAAAACTCGTACTGAACAAGGTTATAGTTCAGAAGATGCAGAATGCGGGTATCGAGATTGTGCAAGAGAAATTCTCTCTTTCCTCAACACCCTTGAAGTGAAAGAGGATGATCTGCTTACTGAAAAGAAAAACGAAAAAGTACTTGCAGGTATTTATGTAAATACATTTGATAAGAAATTTGGGGATAAACTTCCTAATCTGAAGGGCAAACAACTTGCAGATTTTAAGAATTTCATCAATACGTGTGAGCAAGCATTTCACATGAAGTATTTTGATTGCCATGCAACGCAAGGTAAATTGTTTGAAAAATTAGCATTGTTATGGGCTGTTTGGGGGAAAGAGCATCTCAACCCTGAAGTGAAAGAGGTAGATTTGGAGAAAGAATTTTACGATTTCCTTGATGTACTTATTGGTAAGGATAATGGTCATTTATCTGAGGATGAGTTATTTAGTATTGCAGAATATTTCTTTGAACTTGGTATTAAAGCACAGAAAGGAGAATAACTTATGAAAACAGACTTAAGTAAACAAACCAAATATTATAAAAAGATTTATAATAAAGATAAAAAGGATTTTGAATTGATTGAAGTTCCTCTTAATCCTGATAATTGGTGGTATGTTCAAATAGACGCTTCAATTCGTACAGCTTTCCTTGCACATAATTGTTATATTCCTAAATATGTAGTTATAGAACAATATACAGTTAGATTCGATACCGAATGTATTGTTATCAATATATTTAGAGAAAATCTCAAAAATGAAAAGGATTTGTTAGAATGGAATCAAAAATGGATCTATATTAAATCAGATTTAGATCAACAAGCTCAAGCAAATACTGATGAATTTGGAGATGCACCAATGATATATAAGTTTAAATTATTGTAACTTTGCATCTCCATGTGAATGAGCATTTGGAACATGAAGATAATCCGACATTGACATTAAATTAAATATTTATGAGTGAGGTGTTATATCATATAGTTTATACAAAGAGAAACAATAAAGCTGTTATGTATAAACAACATTCAGAAATTTCTCAAGTAAATGATCATGAAATAGTTGAGTTCAATGATGTTCATGAAGTTATTGGACTAATGGATAGGCGAGTTAAATTGAATTGGTATAAAGATACTGTTTATATTTGTTGGGATTACACTCAGCGTATTCATATATTTGTAAGAGACCCTCAACGAGCCATAGAAATATTCACTGATGAAAATCTAAAAAAATTATAAACAAAAACTTAAATAATTGCATAATAGTTATGAAACAGTACATTGACAAAGATGCTTTAGTGGAGGCGATAAAAAAAGAGATAAAAGACATCTACGCAGGTAGAGAATATGTCGGTATCCCTTCTTGGCAGGAAAGAGAAATTGATGGATTAGAAAAAGCAATAGAAATCTTGAACACCCTTGAAGTAAAAGAGGTGGATTTGGAATTGGAAAATGACAATAACAATTCAAAGATTACTGTTGGAACTAAAATACGTTCAAAGGCAAACCCAAATGTAATTTTGAGTATTATTTCTAACGATTGCCACGAGGATGAGTTTGAATGCTCTAATGGTAGTGTATTGTCATTGAAACAAATCGAAAAATATTATGACATTTATGTGGAAAGCAAATTTAAGCTTGGTGACGTGTTCACTAAAAAAGGCACACGAGATACAATACCTATAGAGATATATGAAATATCTTATAATGCAATTGAACCAATCTATAAACTAAAACCAATTAGATTATGTGGTGATAATGTTATATTAGGAGAAGAAGCACTAATAGAATTATATAATAAAATCAACTAATATTTAATAAATTTATGCCAAGATATATTAATAAATCCGCTTTAGTAGCGGAGATAGAGAAAGTAATAGATGAACCAGCACCATCACACGACCAGCAATGTCCGTGGGAAGATGGTTATTATTGTGGTTTGTATAAAGCTGAGAGTATCATCGACGACATTGAAGTGAAAGAGGTGGATCTTGACAAAGAACTTGATTATGATGATTATATTACTTTCTTTAATGATCATCCAGGATATAGTAATGGATATTGGGGATTCGACGAAACATGGGCATTTGGACAATATTGCTATAAACTTGGTCTTAAAGCACAGCAAGGATAATAAGGTAATGGAAAGAGTAATAGCATCAGCATATCTTGTAAAACCTGAATTTATAGTAAATGGAACAATATATCAGACGGACAAAAAGATACCAGATGATATATATCGTTGTAGAATAGGAAGACATCATGCTGAAATTCTACACCTATGGAGTAAACAGGTTGACCATAATACTGATGGTTTTTATACTTCATATGGTAGATATGTAGATAGAATAGAGGCAGCAAAAATTGCATTGGCATGCGGACAGATTAAAAAACTACATTACTGGAACGATAAACTTGATAGTAGTGATATTTTTTCATTTGATGAAAATGATAATTTTATATGAAATGTCTCGCTATTGAAGTAACTGAAGAAAATAACCATTATAAAAAGTAAACATGATATATAGGTTTAGTATTGTCCATACCAGTAAAGTAATTTTTCCGTAACATTTTTTAACACTTAAAATTTTATCAATTCAAAGAAATGTTGTAACTTTGCATCATCAAACAATTAAGACAAACAAAAATGAGATATAAACAAAATATAGAATTATGAAAGATATAAAAGAAATAATTGATAATGTTAACTCATTACGTGATGATATTCTTGATTATATCACAAGCACGGAGCATTGTCTGTTCAATTGGATCTCAAACAAGGAGGTACAGGACTTCATAAAGGCTTATCCTGAAGATTATGAATTTATGTTTCATTTGTCAGTAATTAGTGTAGACGCTTCTCCATTAATTAAAATAAGTTTCGATGAACACCCTAACAATATTACTTATATGAATATATATACAGTACTTTCAACATTCAGGGATACAACAAAAGCAAGGTGGATGGAGTGGAATGGAAAAGTGAAAGAGTTGCAGATTTCTGAAAAGGAAAAGGAACTTAATTATTACAAAAAGAAGGTTTACGAAACCGAAAATGCAATCGAAGAACTTAAAAAGGAGTGACTATGGAACCAATTAAGAGAGAAGAGTATATTAAACTTTTGGAAAAGACTGCTACTTATACGGTATCACAAGCGATTGTTAATTTAGAAAAGAAATAACTATGGAACAAATTAAAGCATATACAGATTTGGATCAATCCAAGAAGTTGGCAGAGATATTGCCACATGAAAGTGCGGATGCTTGTTGGACAAATCATTTATTTAGTGATCTTCTTTCAAGTTGGAGAATTGAAAGTACCCCACCTCAAGAATATAAGTATCTTTTAGATAGATTTATTGTTAAAGGATATTTAATTGAGCCTGCTTGGAGTCTTGCAGCATTATTAAGATTGATGCCTTTTCAGATTATTGAAAATAATAATAGGTTCTGCTTTTATCAAGTTAAAGGTTTCAATAAACAAGGAGAAACATATCGTATTGGATATAAGACTAATAATGAATTTTTTCTTTTTGAAACATCTTGGTATAATGACTCTGTTGATGCAGCATTTGAAATGATTTGTTGGTTAAAAGAAAACGGAAAGATATGAAAAGTTATACAGATTTGGATCAAAGTCGTAAGTTGGCAGAGATACTTCCAATAGAAACTGCGGATATGTGGTATCCTGATAGTGAAAACAGAAATCATATAGAGTTCGGATTTGATGCTACTAGACAACAAATGTACATTGATTATAAAGATGGTCTTCCTTGTTGGTCACTTGCAGCATTGATTAGTATTTTACCATATGGCTGTTTAACTATTCACGTACAAAAAAAGTATCGAGTTATTTCTAACCCAAACTGCATTACTGAAGGCGATTATAACAATCCAGTTGATCCTTGTGTGGAGATGATATTGAAGTTACATGAACAAAATTTGTTGTGATTATGACTTTAGGTAGGTTAATGGAACTTTACATCGCTGAAAAGCAAGGTAAACAAATAATGTTAAGAGAACATTCAATCGGACTTCCTAGTTCTTTTGACAGAATTGTCGAAGTTAAAATATCTGAACAGGAGTTAAACATACTTACATTAAAAAATGATGCCGATGAATTTGGTTACACTTACACCTTTTTCATTAAAGGCGAAGAGGATGAAGATGGCATAAAACTACATGAAGCTAAAATGTTGTGATTATGGATAAACAATTTGAATACAGAGACCATGTATGTAAAATATATCACTTTACCAGAAATGGAGAAATAACTGGATATGGAGCCGCACTTTATAAAGGTGGTAAACGATTATTGGTAACTACTCATGGATGGAATCTTATACAAAGTGGTTCTATTGTTTCTGTTGTTGAAGGTTGTAAAAAGCATATAGACAAATTATTAAAATCATGAAGGACTATAATAAAATACTTTTTGATATTAAGTACCGTCCTCAAATAGAGAGTGGGGAATATAAGGTGGAAACCAGAAACGGAAGACCTGTTGAAATCCTCAAATGGGATGCCGCTGGTGATTATCCTATTATTGGGTTGGTAACGCTTGCTGACAACACACAGGCACCCATTAATTTCCGTAGTAATGGGAAATTCGATGATAGACTATGTGATAACGAGAAAGACATCTTCATCATTAAAGAATCAGATGATGAGAATATAAGGAAAGCGCTCATCAATAAAATTAGATGCTTGGACGAGGAAGAATCAAAAGAAGGTTATTCATTCTACGCAGGTGATTATACTGCCGATGACTGTATTGCCTGGCTTGAAAAGCAGGGTGAGCAGAAATCTGTTGATAAGGTTGAACCAAAGTTTAATGTTGGTGATTGTGTTGTTGATAATTGTGGCTACGTCTGGAGAATAGAAGGAATCATGAATAAATTCTATATCTTAGAGGGTATAGATGGAGGTGAATCACGTCCTATCATAGAATGGGTGAATAATACTTTTCACCACTGGACCATCCTGGATGCAAAGGATGGTGACGTGCTTGCTGCTCATGAATGTCTTGTGTTGTTTAGAGAAATTGATGGTCTTAACATTAGATGTTATTGCACTTATCACTTTATGAACAATCCAAGTTTTCATGTAGATACATTACAAAATAAGGATGCTTTTTATCCAGCAACCAGAGAACAGCATGACCAAATTGAAAAAGCCATGGCTGATGCTGGATATACTTTCAACTTTGAGAAGAAAGAACTGAAGAAGATTGGAGATGAAGAATATGACGGTGATGACTATGGTATTGATAGTCTTTGGCACGCAAAGAATATCCTTGAAAAGACTCTTGGAAAGGTTGACGGCTATCAGACAGATGATGGTATACTTGAACATAAGTGCGCCATTTCGACTGTTTATAGACTATATAAACAGAATCCTGCTTGGAGTGAAGAGGATGAAAACATGCGTTTGGACTTACTTCAATACTTCGTGAATGGAAATGACTTGAAACACAACTTAGCATATATATTTGACTGGCTTAAATCCTTGAAGGATAGAGTACAACCTCAGAACACTTGGAAGCCAAGTAAGGAACAGATGGAAGCACTTGCCTGGGCTTTAAGCCTTGCAAAGAATTGTGGCGAGGAGTGTGCATTTGACCTTAGAACATTACAAGACCAATTAAAAGATTTATGAGATATGGATAAGACAGATGAAGAAGTATTAGAACTATGCAAATCATGGTTTGAAGACATTATGGAAAGGTGTGACAGGCTTACAAGCGGTAATGTCTCTCATGGTAGTAGGGCAATACATGCTGTCGCTAAAAACTATGCTGAATATGTTGATGAATATTTACATAACAGGTGGAAGCCGAATGATAAGCAATTAAATGCTTTACATGATGCTGCTATGTATGTAGATAAGTCCATGTTCCCATATAAAAGAACGTTAATGAAGTTGTATAAATTATTAGAGAAACTAAAGGAGGAATAATATGGAAGCACCAGAGAAGATTTATGTCTTTGAAAATCCCATCTCTGAAGAACCTGACGATAGATGGCTGTCTAAGAGAAGTGACGAGAATGACGTCGAGTACACTTCCACTGAAGCCTTTATTGAGAAGGCTTGCGAGTGGCTCAAAGAAAATGCGGGTGATTATGTTGTCCACCATTGGAATGAGACAACGCTCGACACAATGAGTTTAATTGATGATTTCAAAGAATATATGAAAAGTGAATAAGATATGGCACGAAAAGAAGAAATCATAAACTATGCCAATTCCTTTAAGGGGAATGGTACGGAAAATGAAGAACTGAAAGAAGTTATTCGGCTTGCTATCATAGATGGTGCAATGTGGGCCGATGAGAACCCTGATGAAGAGATGATTGCAAAGTATCTCTATGAAAAGAAAGGCTATCCAATTGACTTGAATGGAAATCTCCCTTCATTTGACGAGGCAATGAAGGATACTGAGAAATATCTGAAATATAAGCAGGACAAGTTTATTGAGAAGGCGGCAAACTTTCTAAATTACAAACTTGATGACGTAGTAGCAACACGAGTGCCTGGTACAATAATACCACATCCTGTTGCGAAACAAGAGTTAATTGAGGAATTCAAAACCTACATGAAAGGGTAAACTATGAAATGTCCAAAATGTGGTAGTAAACTTAAAGAAACAAATGGAGTTACTTATGATGGTAAACACGCATATTCATGCATTATATGCGGTTATAAAGGTTGGTTAAATAAACAAAATTAAGTGATGGTACAGTTAATAGATAAAGACGCTTTAGCGGCAAAGATAGAGAAACGTTTTGATGAATATTCAAGCAGTATTCTAAGACATTATGATGCTTGTACTGAGGCAAGAGCATCTGAACTTGGTAAAATATTAGTTATTCTAAACACCCTTGAAGTGAAGGAGGTGGACTTGGAAGAAAAAGCAACCCAATTATCACAGAAATATTTTCCAGACGAAGAAAATATATGGGCAAGGTCAAACATAGAGGCTCATAAATGCAAAAGTGCCTGTATGAAAATGGTTGAATGGCTTAAAGTACAGAAAGGAGAATAATATGGCACAGTACATTGATAAAAACGCTTTAATGGCAGAAATAGAGAAGCGAATGGAAGAAGATGTTTATCTTGACGGAAACGGAGATTTTGCTTCGTATATAGACTATGAACGTTATTCAACATTGGAGTCTGTTCTTTCTTTTGTTAAGGAGGAACTTGAAGTGATAGACCCTTATGAAGAATGTGTTCAATATGATTCTGTTAAAGCAGGTATTCAAGCACATGCTGAAACATATTCTTTCAACGTAGAAAGCGATCTATTCAATCAACTTACAAAAGAACAGCAGGAGTTGTGGAGAAAGGAAATAGAGCAAGCCTATATTAGTGGTGGTGATACAGGTGTTGAACTTGCAAGAGACCAACGTTACAAAGAAAATGTTGAAGTGAAAGAGGTGGATTATGAACGTGAATTATCCAAATATGTATCAGATGGTATTCATCGTTTCTTTCCAAATGTGGATGATGACTATTGTAAAATTGATAGTGTTATATGGCAAGACTATGTTATTGAGACTGCCAGACATTTCTTTGAACTTGGGCTTAAAGCAGCACAGAAAGGAGAATAAAATGACAGTCGGAGAACTTAAACGTCAATTAAATGCAGCTGAACTTAATGATGAGGATGCTATTGTAGTAACACGTGGTAACGCTTTTCCATCTTATAAAATAACACATATTGAAGATTCAACAAGTATTGGTGTATGGGAAATACGGATTGATGATTTTTCAACAAACGATTACTGGGAGGAATAAACTATGACAAATAAGGAAATAATAGCACAACTCGAAAACATAGAAAGTAGGGCAATTGATTTTCCATATATGACTGCATCAGATTTGGTTACTATTGCTGCTGCAAAAAGGAAATTAAATCCAAATACTGCTTGGAATAGTGAAAATGTCGTTCCTAAATATAACTTAAATGGCATTACCGACTTTATAGTTAGTTCATGCTATGGACACATTGAAGGAGAGGCACATACATATACACCTGAACAATGGTCAGCACATCTTGGATTTATGGCTAATAGAGATTTTAGATGGGCATACGAAAAAGATTTAATTGATTTTGATTAACCTTCATCAATTATAAAAGAATAATTATGACACAAGAAGAAAAAGCAATGGAATTGGGGCAAAAGTATTTTCCAGATTCTGCTAACATTTGGGCAAGAGGAAACCTTGAGTCACATGCTGTTGAATCTGCTTGCATGGAGATGTATGAATGGACACGTCAGAATCTGCTGAAAGACGCACAAGGTGATGACCTTCCTGAAATCGGCAGAGATGTTATTGTATTGGTCAAAGCATTGCCTGAACATGAGGACAGTCTGCTTAAGGTTTCTTATGGGCACAGACCTAATCCTGACGGATGGAATGGCAAGAACATCATCACTGGTAAAGTTTCCCATTTTGAACCCAAAACATACGACAAGGGTGGATGGAGCCTCCCGAATGTGGTTTATTGGATTGATTTAGAATTACCACTTAAAGAGAAATAACTATGGAAGCAATAAAAGAAGATTATGTTTCTTTTGAAGTAGCAAAGTTACTCAAAGAAAAAGGATTTAATGAAGATTGCCGAGACAGTTACGATTGGGGAGGTAATTTCCACTTAAACACTTCATCCAATAATGGCTCTATCAAGAAAATAGCTGCTCCAACTCTCCAAATGGCAATGAAGTGGTTGAGAGAAGTGCATGAAATCTACATGATGATTGACAAGGATTTTGCTACAGAAAAAGGATGGCATTATGTTATCGCCAGGAAGCAGGATTGGGCAGACAATATTGATAAAGGTCTCATCCAGCAGGAATCCAATAGCTACACTTATGAAGAAGCATGTGAAGCTGCAATTAAGTATTGTCTTGAAAATTTAATTTAATTATGGCAACAATTAAGAGTTATACAGATTTAGACCAGTCAATGGTTCTCGCAGATATACTGCCGCTTGAAAGTGTAGACACGAGGTATCATATCGCATCTCATCTTCATTACACTGTTGAATTTGGTAAGGCATCTGATAAAGATATTCCTTGTTGGTCACTTGCAGCATTGCTTGATGTTATGCCAAAAGGTACTGATATTATTAAAGAAGAAGCAGACACGGAAAATGAAAAATATATGTGTACTGTAGGAGGAATTAAGGATGATATTATGTCCACATTTGCACGTACTCCAGTTGATGCTTGTGTTGAGATGATTGTTAAATTACACAAACTTAAAATGTTGTAATTATGAATATTTTAAAACGTATTTTTTGTAAGCATGTTTATAAGTATTCTAGTACTGGCATTATTACTCGTACAGAAGACGATTTTAGTGGAGATGGTTGCTATAATTCATGGCAAGAACATTATACAGAATATATTTGCACTAAATGTGGTAAAAGAAAAAAGGTATTTAAATAAATTAAATTTGTTTTGATTATGACGTATATTTTAAGAACGCTTTGGCTAATTGGTTATATACCTGTTTTTATATTTACAAGTATTGTTTTTCTTATAATGATACTTGCATACCCATTAGTAGGAGCATTTTATTTTATTAAAACAGGTAGTGTGAATAATTGTCCATTTAACCCTGATGTTATACCTGTTTATATTCTTGACAAGAAATATAGAGAACTTTTAAAATACTTATAAGCAGACAACCCTGTAGATTTTTGCTGTAAAACGATTCTACATCTGCATGAAAAAAATTTAGTGTGCTTATGACTAATATTAAAATTGTAAGAAGATTTGCAAGAGGGCAATATGAAGAAGGAACTGAGCCTGAAGTGTATGACATATACTTTGACGTTGGCATGTTTAGTCCATTGATAAAAAAGTGGAAGATTGATAAATCTGCATTAACAAGAGAAGAAGCTATTAAGTATCTTATGCCTTGGCTTTTAGATACCGCAAATAATAAAATATATGTAACCGCTGAATAAACTGATTTTAATTATGAAAAAAGGAATTGATTTAATTGCCGAAGAACGACAAAGGCAGATTAATAAAGGTTATGATGCCAATCATGATTCGCAACATGATTTTAGAGAATTAACGAACGCAGCAAGAAC